GGCCTCGTCTCCCTGCATTTGAAATACAACATTCGGGTCGTCAATCACATAAGCCATCGCATCAGTTGCCGTTGTAGACGCAGGCCACTGCGTGTTAAACGTCTTCTGATTTGTTGTACTTGGTGTGTAGGAACAACCCACGAAGATTCCGGCGGAATTCAACGCAGTAGTACCAGTATCTTTAACAATAGTACCATCTGTGTGAACCGTTACGAAATCACCATTGAAAAGCGCAGTACCGTAGGTGCTGGCAATTGGTAAGTGTCTCACCTTGCCCGTATATGAGCCGGAGGCACTCAACGTACCAATTGGCCTCGCACCGTATGGTGAAGCTGAAGCAGCCATGGTAGTTAATTCCTATTTAATTTGGACATCAGCGGCTTCCGCCACCAAATGCCACACGAGTTTTACGATCAGGCGCGAGAACTGGCATCCGTGGATCGTTCTCACGCATATAATTATTGTCAACGGCCTGCATCTGAGATTCAGCATGACTTTTGTAGTACGCTTTTCTCTGATCCACTAATTCCTCCGGTGCCTTGCACAAGAGGAGACCGCCAACCTCAATACCGCCCTTCTCACCCCATTCCGACTTATGATCACTCATAATCTGAAGTTCCGGGTGATCTTCGGCACGAACTGGTTCCCATCCTTCACGAAAGCGTTTTGAAACATTCGTGTTATCAAGGTTGCCAACCATTGATGTCCGTATCCATCTGAACACCCATCCATCCTGTGGATCGGGATCTGGAAGGATCGATGCAGGTTCCCAAGATTTTTCACGAGTCTCATTTTCACGAGTCTCTAGATCACGGGGTTCCCGTGTAGCGCGTTCTTCAGCCATTAGACCATCTCCTTCATTAACTGGGCCGCATATTGCTGAGGTGAAAGTCCCAAGCGTTTCGCGAGTCTAACCTGGGTTTCCGTCAATCGGACGGTGCGTGGTTTAGCTCCACTATTTCTAGAAGCAGACGCTACCACGGATTTTTTTCGAGGCGGTGCGGCGTCAACAACCATCGTGTTATTGGTGCGTTGGTTGCTACTACCGAATTGCGTAGGAAAAACTTCTTTCATACGAGAATCAATCAATTCATAATATTCTTCAGACTCAGGGTCAATGCCTTCATCTCCAACTAGTTTCTCGTGTACACCATATGCGAAACTCGTTAGTTCCTTGTCAACACCGAACCAGGGGTTGCGCTCTTGCCATTCCATAGCCTTAGCATCAGGCTGAATCGGCTCTGGAATATACTGCTGTTGCTGTGCAGCGATCTGTTGATTCTCTGCCAGCACCTGTTGCTTCCAATTATCAATAATTTTCTGCGAAACAGCCGGAGCATGAGCCTGAGAAAGCTGTGCATTGGTCAAATGCTGCTGTGCAAGGGTAATTTGGTCGGAATCACCCGATTCATGCGCTCTTTTGAAGTTTTCTTGGGCAATTACGAGTGATGCATCTGCTTTATCCTTACTTTGCTGCGTTAAAGCCGTCTGAGAGTCTTGAACAAGCCTTAAAAGCCGTTGATTCTCCGTTTGGAGGCTCTGAGTGTAATTTACTGCCTCATTTGCAAGCCTGTCCGACGCTTCTTTGGCCCTACGCTCTTCATGGTACTCCCATTTAAGCTTTTTTATGCGTTTTTGGGCACGTTGACCCAATTGTGCGATCTCTTCGTCCGATGCAGCCCCATCATCGTCGCTTTTTGCCGCCGGAACACCCCTCTGGTCCTCTTCCGGGCGGTCATCCACGACTTCAATGTCGATTTCACCCACATCGGCACTCGTTTCCGTCTCCGCAGGAGGTTCTATCGTGGTTCTAACACCTAAAAACTTGTCTTCTTCGGTCATTCTTCCGGTTTCTTCATTCATTTTAGGCCCTTTCCACGCCTCTGGGGTCTTCTACGACCGCCTCTACAGTGTCATCGTTGATTAAGCGGAATTCTTTTCCATGAATTTTCAGTCTTGTACCGCTGAATGCCCTAAAAACGACCCAATCGCCCACTTCACAATAGGGTCCATTAGGAAATCGGTTATAATTGACATAGGCATCCGGCCCCATCGACATAACCCAGCCCACAACGGTGGCAATTGACTCTTCGTGCTGGGACTGTGCTGACTTTATGATGCCACCTTCAGTGGCTTCTTCAATTTCGGGGAGTGCAATTAAGAGTTTGTAGCCTTTTGGCTCCGGTAATTGCGATGCGTAGCGGGGTCCGTCCTCTCCTGCCTCTTCTTCAGGCAGGACCATCTGATCCAGAACTTCTTTTGCGAGTGTAGCCACTATGACCTCTCGTTGAATTGTTGCGCCCCGAACGGACGTTGCGTCCTGCTAAAAAGAATCTGTATTCAGTCTATCTTCTATATCAATAACTTCACGTTCTGCCCAAGCCAACCCCTCAATGATACCGCACATCTTACGGTACTCTTCCATATCTTTAGCTGAACCCAGGGCAAGATGATCAGCTATTTCGTTCATTTGATTTCTTAATTTTTTTCTGAGCAACGAAAGAATATCGTCACTCATCCTTACTTTCCTCTTCCTTCTGCATACTCAAATTAAGCTTCACGCCTTCAATTTCCTGTTCAGCATCAAACTTTTCCTGCTCCAAATTAAGCTTCATACCCTCAATCTCTTTTTCAGCGTTAAACTCTTCTTGATCTAGTTGAGCTTTAAGCAACATCTCTTCACGATCTTGTTCCAGCGCAGCAGAATCAGAACGCTCCTTAGCAGCGATCTTCTCTCGCTCAAGCTGTTGCTTTTCTTGGTTCGACTGCTGCGTAGCCGCAAGCTTTTGCTGTTCCAACTGCGACTTGGCCTGATCTGCCTGAGCCTTGCGTTGAACATCCTGCTGCCTGATCTGTAATTCCTTTTCGCGCTGCTGCACGACAGGATCTTTCTGCATCTTCGCATCTTTCTCTGCTTTAGCCTTGGCCTGCTTTTTACCCAGCATCTGTTCTGCCGCTTCAGCAATAAGTGCGCTAAGTCTCTTTTCGACTTCTTCAGGCAACGGCTGGTTAGTCGGCGGAAGCGGAACACCAAGCTCTTCTTCAATCTGATCGCGGAAGATAAATGCCAAGTGTTCGCGAATATGCGAATCCAGGGCAGCATTGATTGCGCCGCCCATTTTATTATTCTGCATCTGTTCTTTAATTTGCGGATCATTTTTGAGTACCATGTGCACCTTCATATGAGCCTCATGATCTTGATACTCAAACGCCTTGACAGGCTTCAGCGTCAGAATGTCTTCATTCTCACTAACCGGATCTGTCGGATGGATCTCATCCGGCATCGGCACGATCTTGTCCGCATTCGGAATACCAATCAAATCCATCATTTCACGGTGCAGCAACGGCAGGTCGTAAAGACCGGGCGACTGCTGCGCTAATTGCATTGCCGCTTGGTATTGCATGATCCGTTGTGCCATAGTGGCCGCATTGGGGTCCGAAACAGGCACAACATCAATACGATCATCAAAGTCTTCAAGTTTAATACCCTCCCCTTCTTCGGTCTCATAAGGATAATCCGGGGATGTATAGTCGCGGATCACCTCAGAAAGAATCTTATACTCCTGTTTCAGGCTGGCGTGAATTCTAGCCTGAATAGCAGACTGCACTTTCATTGCCCGTTCCATGATTGCAAGAGTGGTTCCGACAGGAGCTTCCTGATTCATGTCTGCTACTTTGAGGTCAGCCATAGACGCAAAGCGTCTGCCTTCCTCCACGATGTTACCCAGCAATTGGTATAAGACCGAAGAAGGCTCTTTATAAGGAAGGAAGGTGATGTTGTCCCTGATAACGCCGCCCGGAACATCGACATCCCTAAATTCTCCCGGCATAATGGGCGTATCATCGCCCTTGATTCTCAACCCACGGGTTTTCAATCCCCCAGGCAAGTTGGACAAAGTGCCCGCATCAACGAGTTGACGCAGCAGACTCGTCGCTGACTTCGCGAGTCCACCGATCATGTGTATCAATCCAAGATTGTAAAACCCGATCCCAGGAACGTATCCGTAGTGGACGAAATGTTGTTTCTTTATTCGATGTGGATCGTCTTCGGCCCAGTTCCTGTAAATCGATAGAATCGTGGAACTGCTCTTATCGATAGTTACAACGTAAGGCAGTGCAACTCCATCGGGGTCTTCAAACCCTGGTACATCAATATCACAATGCATTTCAAGAAGCTGGTGTCGCTCGTCATCATCCCACGAAGGGCTGACGCCACCGATCTCGTTGAACTTGCTTGTGATTGGATTGTCTTCGATATGTGAAGCAGTGAGTTCCACATCACGATAAAAGCCACTGACTTGTAGTTTTCTTACCTGATTGGTGCTCCTGTTCATAACATGGGTATAGCGTTCTGCCTGTTCCAATTCAGATTCATTATACGCCACAACAAAATCTTCCGCCGGAATAAACATCGAAGTCGGTCTGCCCAGCGAAGGATCGAAATAGATTTTGCGAAATGCAGAGCCAGCAAGTGGCAGGCTGAACAAAAGCTTTTCGGTTTCAGACCGATATTCGGTCATCACTTCGATAAGCTGATAGTTCATATATTCTTGAACACGCCGTGCTTGCTCTTCCCGGTCATCGGTAAGAACACCCCAGATCTGTGTTTTGACCGGACCCTTGGCTGGCATGATTTCCTGAATCGTCTGCGCCTGGAACCGTACCACGGCTTCGGAAAGCATGGGGTGGAATACCCCGCAGGCTCCAGCCCACGGGGTAGTACGATCTTCGATCTCAAGACCTAGCTGGTCGAGACCTTCCTTATACGTTTCCTCCCAGTCCGAACGGCTGCTCTTATCGGACTCGAACATTGCGATGCAGTCGAGTGCCAAAGTGCGGAGTTCATCATCATCGATATGCTCCGCCAAGTTGGAATCAAACTCTTCTGTTCCGGCTCCCATGAGATCTGCCATGGGATCGAAATCAATCTCGACGCCGCCGTCTTCCAATTCGGTAACTAAAGAGTCGCCAATAGGCATTTCCTCTTCAGCGACCATAAGCCCCTCTGGACCCATATCGAAATCATCTTGGTCGAGAATCCCGTTGAGAGGTTTATCTACAGCCATTTACAGTCTCCATCAAATTCCAAAGCGCATATCGTGACGATCTTTCCACATCCGGTATCTGTCTGTCCGCTGGTCTATTGAATCCAATAGCGACTGCATGACATACTGATAATCCTGCCTATCCATAAATTTTTCCAATTTTCTTTCATGTTTCGCATTAACCGCAGGACACAGCAGCAATCCCTGCTCATCACGACGGCTGTATACGCCATCCAAACCCTTGTCCACAAGGGCTCGCATTCCACCCTTAACCCATTCAGGATAATGCCCAGCTTCCATCAAGTCTATTCCTCCCCTGACAATGCATCGTGCAACATCCGCCTTTGTGTGCCCCACACCATCTGATTGAACGTCATCGACAATCGCGGCAAAATCCAGTGTGTCGGCCATTAAAACCTCTCTATCCGGCACATACTCGTTGGAAAAGGAATCTAGTTGTTCTGACATTTTAACTCTCCATCAGGTTTGTGAGACGCTCAATAATGGTATCAAGCTCCGGTAGCCAGCGGTGCTTGGGGTCCAATTTAGCCAAACCATTCCTACGCTGCGTAGCTACAGAACGGATAGCCAATACGATTTTGATGTCGGCGGGGATCGGAGGCGGTAGCTGTGCAGCCGTTGTTGCAGCCAGATCCCGGTCATACTCATCACTAGACTGCGCCAGCACCTTTACACGAGTGCGCTCCGGCTGACTCATAGCCGCCAAATGCATTGCCATCGACAACTTTTGGGTATGATTCGTTTCCGCTTCATTAACCAAATCGGACAGCACACCGCGATCATCCTTGTTTATCTTTTTGAGCACTTCGTCCAACTCAGCACTCTCGACTTTCTTTTTTGCTTCTTTCAATGACAGTGTTCCATTGATCACAGGTTCTACAAGTTCCGGCTTCTGCTTCCGTATCTTCTTCGCGTCCTGCACATATCTTGCGCTTGTTTGAAAAGTTTTAGCAGCTTCATCGCGTGACTGAGAACCTTCAGGCATTTTTGCCTGAATGTTATCTAAGTCCATCCGCGTCCCCTGCCTTTCGCGAGCTTCCGCTTCCAAGATATCCAAGATATCGGGGTCTGCCGCGATCATCGCACGTTGCTGACTTGTGAGATGTCTGCGCTGAAGATTCGTCGAGACAATCCACTCGCCAGCGGTTACACCATCAGGTGCATCCCATTCGATTTCCGTGGGTGTGATGCCCAACTCAGTGCACGCTCTGACACGGTTACGTCCGTCAAGCAATCGATTGTCGTGAAACACCACGGGATGTAGCTGGCCGCGATCCTTTATGTCCTCAACAAGCTCTTCATACTCACGACCAAACAACAACGGAAACTTCTCTGCTACTGGATGAATATCAATCATAACAACTACCCCCTCTTAGGTTGGAATCAATAATAGTCTGCTTTGCGGCCTGGTAGCAACTCGTCCATCGGGTAGTCGCTGTGCATACTGATAAAGCCGCCCTGCCTGAATCTGATCAACGCTTGTGTAGCGGAATCGACCAAGTCATCATGGTCGCCAAACGGAAATGACGCGAACTGCTCTATCACTTCTTCAGCCCACCGGGTCTTCGGAGCATAAACGTGCCCACTAAAAAAGAGATCAGATACTGCATTCACTCTAGCAACCTTGTCCTTGCCTCTACCCGGCGTGTATTCCGAAACGGGAATACCGATTCTGCGAAGCTCAAAGATCAAGGGACTACCCGCCGCTTTCGCTTCCACGATAAATGCATCGGGCTCGTATTCCTTGTACATCTCATACGCACGGACCTTCAGATCGGGAAACTCTAGTCGTTCTTGTAGCGCATCCAGCAGAACAATCTTCGCATCACCGTCTTCCGTATAGAAAACGCCCCATGTCGTGCAAGCACTGTAATCGGCAGTCTCCTTCGCAAGGAACGCCGTGTCCCACGATTGGATCACGAACTCGCAGCTTGGCGGTCTCTTCTCTTTCCATTCCTTCCACCACTCGCGCTTGATGAGCGCACCTTCTTCGGAAGTGGGATCTTGCTGATACTGAGCACTCCATTTCGGAACCGGAAGCTCTGCTTTCAGGGACTCAAGCTGTTCAAGCGGCCAGAACCCAGGCCACAACGGCTTACCGCTAGGTAGGATCGCGGGTAGTTCGATGATCTCCCACTCGTCAGCACCGCCTCTCTGGATAGAAGCTTTGAGTATGCTGCCCGTTAAATCCTTTTGAGACCAGCGCGTCATCACCAAACAGATCGCACCACCAGGCTGCAACCTCTGGCGAGGACCGGAAGTGTACCACTCGTAAGTTTTGTTGTAGACATCAGGATCATTCAATGCCGCTTCCTGCTCAGAATGCGGGTCATCGACAATCAGAATATCAGCACCTTTACCCGTTACCGCACCACCTACCCCGATAGCGAAGTAATCTCCTTCCTTGTTTGTGTTCCAACGTCCCGCAGCCTTTGAGTCCGCACTCAACGCTACACCCGGAAAGATCGTGGCATACTCAGCAGAGCCCACGAGGTTACGAACCTTACGACCGAAACCAACAGCGAGTTCCGCTGTATGAGCAGTTTGAATTACCTTACGATCAGGAAACTTTCCCAAGTACCAAGCCGGGAAGAGATGTGAAGCGAACTCCGACTTGGTATGACGCGGAGGCATGTTGATGATCAAACGCTTCAGTTCACCTGACGCAATACGATTAAAAGCATCCGCCATCACACGATGGTGGTTGCCCTCAATAAACGCAGGCCAGACCTCTTTCACGAATGCTAGGAAGTCCTCGTTCGACTCCTCTCTGATACGGGCATTCGATAATTCGTCCAGTAACGAAAGAATCTCATGCTGCCGTTCAGCAGGCAGTGAACCGATCTGGTTTTGTATCGCAGCAATATCCACTTTCAAAAATTATGCAAAAAATTTTCCTGAGAAAAGAGGGGGGGCCTATCCTGAGAAAAATACCCCTCCCTATACTAGTACTAGTATATACCAGTTAGATAGAGCTAGACCAGATAAATACCAATACTAAAAAACCTAGATTATACCAGCTAGATAGAACCTAGATGTATCACGAAAACGAAAACGACACTTTTGAGAACGTACTTCCGAAATATCGGATTACACGAGAAGAAGAAATTGTCATCAACCAAGCCGCCGAAGCATACCAGATTCATAAATTCAAAAATAGAATTCTTAGAGACAAAGATGAAAAATGGTCGAGCGAAGATTACCTGGCCGCATATCCAGACCACTTTGAACGACATAGTAAAAATAAATTGAGAGCAAAAGGCAAAACGCCATCAGACATCATAGACGATTACTTCATCGAAAAAGGTGAAGACCCATCATGTAGAAGATGGTTTAATCTAGCAAGATGCGTTATCGCAATAGGGGAACACATGGCAAAGTATGAAATCATACCATAGAACGTGCAAAACCGTCCTTTCCCCAGGCGCGGAGGGCGCGAAAAAAAAGGGGGGGTCCGGGATACCCCCTTCGGCTTTTCTACGGTTTCGGGTTCTGTTCGGGTATGGATTTGGTCATATATGGTAAGGTGTGGTAATATTGGCTTGTTATCGTTTGCTAAGTCATTGTCTAGCAATGACTTACAGTCCTTGACCCATAGCCCGACCTAGCGTAGCTTTGTTTCGTAGCCTGAACGGTAAATGCTCACCAAAGAGTGAGAATAGAAACCGCGAAGTCTGACTAGACTTGGTTACTTCCTAGCGGTGGCGGTCCTTCTTTCGTGAAAGTTGCTTTATCTCTTTTTCTAAAGGAAGGACTTATGTCGATTTCTGAAATCGTTTCCCAAGGTCGGGAATTAGTTCAGGATCTAGGACAGTCAGCATACAACCACCTTACAGCTTCAGTACCTGCAAGCGATGCCAAGGTTTCATGGAACGCTAAGGTGCTTGAGGTGGTGGTTGAAACGCTTTCTAGCGAGGATTTACACGAACAATCGTTCAATGAATTAATGGACGTTATGAACGTTGTAATTCCTGCGGACTGTCGCAGAATTGCTGAGAATGAGGGACATTCGGAGGAAGCCCTAGCGGACTACTCCGAACGCGCTCTTAACCTCGTACAACAAGCGAACGCGCCATTTAGGAACCTAGCGACTTGTATCGCTTATGATACAGACGGGCTCAACGTTACGAGCCTTTTGGAAGTCGCAACGGAGGAGGGTACATCGTGGGGCAAGCTGAAAAGCTACGCCTCAAGCGTTGTAGACTCGTTAGAGTACGATGAGAGTCGCCATCTCCGAACGGTTCATTATGATGTTGAGGGTGTAACCTTCAGCTTCACCGTAGGGGACTGCATCGCGCCACGGGAGCAGATCGCGAGCCTAGAGGCTCAAGTATCGGCACTCAAGGCGGAATGGTCACCGCAGTTTAAGGCGGTCTCACGCGACTTTAAGGCGGAGAACGCTGACCTGATGCAGGACCGCCGTACCAAGGCGGATCGGGAGCGAGTAGATCGCAAGATCGCTGACAGCCTTTTCCAAGGCTTGAGCGAGTCGGAACGCGAGACACTCCGCACCGAACACGCCTCGCTGTAAATAAGTGCGGAAGGACCGCCACACTAGGAAGGGGGACTTCGGTCCCCTTTTTTTTGTGTTTCTTTCGCGAAAGTTTCTAGCCAGTCAGTCAGTCAGTCAGCCAGGCCGTAACAACTTTCATGAAAGTTCGTTCGACAGTAGACAAGCCAAGGCTCTTTCTAAGGGTGCTATCAGTTAAAAAGCTTCTCTAACTTCTCAGTCAGTTCCGCTTCTATTTGACTGGCTGTGCGGTTCTCTACGACTACGGTCTGAGTCGAGTCAAACAGACCTGCACCTTTACCTAATAGTTCTAGTGCCCGAACACGAGTTGAAGCAGGGTTATCAATATCCAATGCTTCTTCCTTCAATCGCTCAAGTATCCAAGTCTGCTTTGAATGTTCGTGGGCTTTGGTAGCTGTCCGATTGTCGGCTCTAAGCAAGTCAACTTGAAGTTTGATATGCTCTTTTTTCATGAGCTTGTAGCCTTCAATTGATATGCTACGGTCAGTCATATTTTTGCTGTTGTAGGCTTTGCGGTAGGCATCGGAGTAGTTGTTGCCTTCAGCCACGAAGCCTGCGAATGCAGATTGTTTTGGGGTCAGGGTTCTACTCTTACTCATAAAAGCACCTCTTACCTTCAACGAAAGGTTCATATGGCCCGATACAACATAGTGCCTTCTAAGCTACGGTTAATCAATCCCAAGGCTTACCGGGAGGCTAAGTTTGCTTGCACTGGAGATGGCGAGCGATGTCAGTTAACCGCTGACAAGATCATATCTCCCCATGCTGAGACTCTGTGGCGTAGGTTCCGGGTTCGGTTTACTCCTTCCTACGATTCCGGTTCCCATGCCAACCGTAGAGCTAGGCAAGAAGGTCAGTTCTTGAGTGATTACACTCACACGATATCTAGGGGTAAATACTCCTCAAGATATGCGTCAACTAGGGACTCGACCGACTCCACAGCATGGCGGAAGTACGGTATAGCAAATACCGCATAGGCTCTAAGTAGAAAACCGTAGTATAAAGGCGCAGTACTGAGTCCTACTTAGAGTGGTTGCACCTACCTGACTCAGTTTCGTAGGTGGAGCAATGTCAATGTAGTCCTAGAGGCTATTGGGTTAGCACATATCAATACACTGGGATTGATGGGCTCAGTCAGTAGACGTACTGACTTGGGGTTCGACTCCCCACACCTATGTTTCTTTCACCAAAGAAGAGGGAATATCATGAAGCTACGGCCTACTCCAGAGCAGAATAAGAAGTACATCGTGAAGCTGTTGGTCAATCGGGGATGGACATTCCGATCCAACGGTTCTTATGGCAAGGGTATGGCAACTAAGGAGGAGCATGCCACTACAAAATGATTTGGTGGAAGCGTTAATCAGAGCAGACTTGAGTAAGCGTGATCTTATCTATCTGCTACACCATGTAGAGGAGTCTGCTATCGCCTCTCTAAACGACTTTCAAAGCATTCGCGAAGTCCATACAAACCACCCAAGTATAGGCTGTTGGGAATGCGACTCTATCCAACGAGCGTTGACTCAAGATGAAGAGGAGGGATAATGGAACTCTTATATCTAAAAATGGTCTTCCGTATCAAGTATAGGCTCTGGGATTGGTGGCATTGTGAACTCCCCTATCGTGTCTATCGCTTGGGACGCAGAAAAGAGTGTCGTATGTGCGGATCAAGAACCGAAGAGAGAGACCAGAGATGGATGACAAACTCTAGACCGTGGTGGCATCTGTGCTGTAACGGTGATGCAGGTGGATGGCGTACCGATGTATGTGACTGGCTTGAAGGCTACCGATACGGTTGGCGTGGCTTGGAAGAGCGTGTATATCCGCACCGTTTCCAGTCAGGAGAGGAGGAGGAATGAGTAGCGCACAAAGGGGTAAGTTCTATAAGAATCTTAACCGTGATCGGTGGAGCTTCTACCCTACATCCACTCCCCCAGTGCAACACTGCAAGCAAGCAGAACTGTGGGGGGTTACATGTAAACAGCCCACCTCACAAGCCTTTTGGGACTGCCACCTAAACGGTAAGTCTAGAAATGTTTTCTGTTGGATGATTGCTAGAACGTGGGCCGTAGATGAACCGTTTGAGATTCCACCTGAAGCTCAACGAATACGATTCAATCCTCACCGTGACAAGTTCTTTAACGTGAACGGAGTGAGGGTAGATAGACTGGAAAAGGTGTGGCTCACGAGTACGGGTGAATGTTGGGGTGTGCTGTAAGGTGTTGTAACACAACGACTTACACTAGGTGCTATCACCTTGGCACGATATGTGCTATACTGTATATCACACGAGGCCGATGAGCCTCTCAAAGGAGAGTGACTGATGAGAAAGGCTAAGGTAGCCGGAGCAATCGCGTGGTACTTAGAGTGCCCGAAGTGTGGTGGCGATGTAATCGATGAGGACTCTGGCTCTTTCACACATGGACTACACCAAGAGTCTGGCACTCTGTTCTGTGAACAATGCCATATTGATTTGGCAGAACCAACGATGCCCAAGAAAATAAAGGTGTATCAATGAAACTGTACGATAAGTTCGGCCAACGTATGACCGACTGTTGCAATGCATTCGCCACCTTCGGTGAGGATGTCACCCTCCAGACTATAGACTCAGTGCAAATGACCTGTAGGTCTTGCGGTCAGCCTGTCAGTAAGGGTGAAGGTGACCAGACTGAGTTCCTACCTGGGGTCACCTATCATGAGTGGCTTCAGAAGTTTATGGATGACGGCTGTCATTCAGGAAGAAGTACCTAAGTCTTTCACAAAAGATATGAGGAGGTAGCAATGCTATACCACTGGACTACAAAATTTCTGAACCTATTCAGATGTAGTTGCTTTGATTGTTTAATGCGTAAGTACAGGAGGTAGCATGCGACACCCATTCGTAGGTGATGTCAATGATCTATTTGATGAGGTCAATAGAGCAGTCAATCTGAGACTGCAATCTGATCAGTACCGCAGATTCGGTAATCCCTCACGGGAAAAAGAATTATGGGATGAACACAGACAGCTTCTGAAAAACTGTGAGAATATGGTATATGAACTGCTTGACCAAGCCAGAGAGGCCGGTATCCGATCTGAACTAGCCACGCACGATTCATAGGAGGACTGATGTACGGACAAGACTCTGAGTTTGTCATCGTGGTGTATGTAATCGTGATGATATGCTTAGGATGCGTAGCACTCTATGAAACATTCCGTAAGGAGAAGTGACGCGAATGAAAGTGTGGCGATTAGATCCTCCGGCATGTGATTGCCGGAACCTATGTAAGAACCCTAACCACGATAGACCCAAATGGGTGGTAGTTACTGATGAAAAGAGTAAGGAGGAGGTATGAGTAGGAACAAAGCCGATGGCCTGACTGAAGGGCAACTTAAAGCTAAGGGTTTTTATAAGCTCAGAAAGTCAGGTATAGCCCAGGCAATCGTCCATTATTCGGGAGGCAACGATGATGGTGGATCGGAGGGCATCACCACAATAATGGAAGATGGAACAACAGGAGAAATCAAGGAACACTACCTTGATGGGGAATACATACCTGGGAAGGGATATATCACAGCCAACGAATATCCCGAAGAGGTACGAGAGGAGGCCCACTTAGCTGACATCTTGGTTGCCCCAGTCTATAGGTTGTGGGGCACGTTCGCAGGAGACTTCTATGTGAGCGGTGAGGTTACTTGGGATACCAACACAGAAAAGATAACAGTGAATCAGGATTACCAAGAACCTAACCACTCACACCAAGAACTGGATTGGTAAATGTCTCACCCACACCACCACGCTATAAGTAGCGTAAAGAAATGGGGTGGTACTGTAGAGGATTACATCGCAATCCATTCGTGGTTCGATGAATCCAAGTCACACTTCGGTGACTTCAGACATCGTGCGTTACGTCATCACACTCAAGGGATCTTTGAATGTGAACGTACCTTCGGTGTCAGCATCACCCTAGAGAATGGCCGGGTCATCCCAGTCCGTTGGATCGGTGAGCAACATGTGATAGAGGACATGGGCCGACTAGTCAGTCTGTCTGACTGGTTGGATGCCATCAAGCCAGAAGAATGGATGGACCGTTATACTCGCAAGTTAGCAATAGAATTCAAAGAGGAGGAAGTATGAAAGAGTACAGGATTGTTTACACCTGGGTAGGGGAGCTTGATGTCGAAGCTGAGAGTGAAGCGGATGCTATGGAGCAGATGTACAAACAGCTTGGTGGTTGTCAGGGTGACCCACGGGGACTGTTCAATCTTAATGATGAAAACTTTGAAGTATGGGAGGACTGATGAAACACAATGAATTGATCGAAAAAATTACGGATTGGCTTGAAGGTGAAGTCTCAGCGAATGATGGCACATGCTACGAGGAACAGGAAGAAGGTTTTGAAATGGGTGTGCTTGCAGGGAGGCTTGAGTGTGCCTCTGGACTACAAGTAATGATACAAAAATGGGAGAGAGAGGTGGACAATGACTGATCTATGGGAGTGGATGGAGCGACCGAAGTGGTACAGGAGGAGCGTACCTCCCAAGTCAGAAGAGGAGATGACGCCTGAAGAACGTACCGAATGGGTGAAATCACTCAAGCGTTCTCACGATGAATCAGTTCGTCCAACAAGGGAGGAGGAGTGAAATACATACCGCCCAAGAAGATGACAAAAGAGGAGAGGGAATTGCAGGATAAGGACGGTCCTTTGATTAAAGAATATAAAAGGGTGGGACCAAAACAGTATGAACCTATCAAGGAGGAGGAATGAGCAATGGCTAAACCAAATGGTATCGTTGTTTACAACGGGCCAAGTATGCTCAATCCCTCAGTTCAGATTGTCTCCATAATCACGTTCAAGACAACGAACGCTAAGACGGGGGCGATGCATCAGCAATGGATACTGGTAGATGATGGACTGAATCCAGTTGAGGCCGTGATGCAACGAATGGATGGCGCAATATGTGGTGGATGTACACACCGAATGCGATGGAATGCAGAGTTGCAACGTTGGGTACGATCTTGCTATGTGCAGGAGGGTCAAGCACCGCTGAATATCTACCGCACCTTCAAGAGGGGTGGCTATCCAGTATGGGATGGGGTCAGTCCGATACCGCAGATAGTGGACCCGATACGGTTCGGTGCTTACGGTGACCCGGCAGGTGTGCCCGAAGAGGTACAGCGCAAGCTCGTGGCTATGTCGCCACCGGGCTACACTGGATACACCCATCAATGGAAGTCTAAGAAGTTCCGATGGGCACTGGATGTATTCCAAGCTTCTATTGATGAGATAGAAGAGCTAGAACATCCGGCCCTAGCTAATGCAGGGACATTCAGAGTTATGCCAGTCGGTGGTTCGTTACTGCCTGGTGAGATCTACTGCCCTGCTGACAAAGAAAAGGGTGTAACGTGCAGTAACTGTGGCATGTGCAATGGATCAGGTAACCGTATTGCCATCGAAGCACATGGATCAGGTAAGAATTATGTCCAACTAAAGAGGAGAGCCGATGGATAACGATGAACGGCAATGGCTATACATGACTTTAGATGATGCCGTCAGGCATATAGGGCATCTGATAGATGTCATACATGAGTCTGCTATGCACTGTAAGGGTGGGGTTGCGTGTCTACCGACACCTGAGCCCAACCATTCCAGACTGGTGGACTTCCACCGTGACAGTCCACTCAGTGTGCCACGCATAACCGAAGCTTCAGTGTTCCTCAGAGAGCATTGTGATGCGGACACATGGGAGAGGGCGTTCCCCTCCTCATCACTGCCCAATCAGGCTATGCTCAGTGCAGAGGAGAACCTGCCCGGCTTCACTCGTATGTGGAATGAAAGCTTAACCCAGTACAGGGCTGAAGAAGCGGAACGTATTGCTAATATACCACCTGTAGAGGAGGAAAGTGATGTCTGAGTGGACTTCAGTAAAAGACAAGTATCCAGAGAAGGGTGCACCAGTGTGGTACTATTTTGAGCACACTGGCGTCAGCCAAGGTGAATTCTTTGGGTTCTTTGGGTGCTATGAGGGGATGGTGGATGCAGATGGGAATGATTGGAGCAGGGGATGCAAGCTACCTGACTGTGGTTACAGTGAGGGATGCACTGGCATCGACTACTTTGGTGGGGAGCGTGGCAGTTTAGGTGGTGACGTTACCCACTGGATGCCGGACACGGGACAAGACAGGCCTGAGAAACCAGATGAATGACAACTTTGAATACAAGATAATAGAAACATTATTTTCTATAGGTGCCTTGGTACTCATAGTGATAATCGTATTACAAATTGCTAGAACAGGGATGGGATTCGTAACACCTTAAAGGGGGGGAAATGTACAACGAAGCGGTAGATGCATTATTCGTGGCTTGCGTTTTGATTCTAGAAGTAATTGGAGAATCGACCGGGATGGGATACAAATTAGCTAACTTAGTAATCTTTATATTCCTCCAGCCCGGATTGATTCTCTTATTCTTATGCCTATGGTTAAGAGAAAGAAGGAGGAGGCGATAAGCCTTACAAAGACTTGCCGGGCACACGGCCTGGCATGACGCCCATCTACCTAGAATAGGTAGTAGATATGGGCATACCACAGGTGGCGAATAGCCACTAAAAACAGGAGGTGTCGGATGCCTGCGGAATTAGATTATCTCGCAGATGGTACGGCGGCGTTCGTTTCAACTGAAACGGCATGGCATCGTGAGGGGACTATCTTAGAGGATGGGATCTCTTACGATCAGGCCATCGAACATGGTGGCTTGGACTGGGAAGTTGAGAAGGTTCCTCACTACATAAAACGTGTGCGTGAGGTGCCCCAGGAGCCATTGGTAGTTGCGCCAGGGTATGTGGTCCAACGACCACCACTAACCGAAGAGGTTATGGTGCAGTCTGAGGATGCTTACTCAGTCGTTAGGAACGACCGTGAAGGCTCCGAAGCTGTCATCGGTACAGTCGGTGATGTCTGGAAGCCCCTTCAAAACCATGACGCATTTAGTGTTCTGCGGCCTATGGTTGATGATGGGTCTGTAAAGATTGAGACTGCCGGGGTGCTTAGGGGTGGTAAGCAGGTTTGGATGTTGGTTCAGTTCAACTTGCAAAGGATCATTGCCCAAGCTGAACAGACCTTGTCCGCTATGGAAGATGTGGACGAGAAGTTTGCTATGCAGGGTTTATATGATCTGATTTTAGAGACTGCTCCGTTTGCTTTGTTCTCTAATGACTTCACGGGTAGTGCTATGGCTAGAATCATGGAGACATGGGTGCGTGTGGTTTGTGCGAACACATTCAGTGTAGCTATGGCGAAGCAAAGAGGGATTTCAGTTGCTGTATCTCACACCAGTAACGTAGTCGAAGACTATGCCAAGGGTGCCAAGGTTCTCCTTGAGGGAATCGCTACACGGTACGTTGATTTAGCTGAGACTAGGGCCATAATGAAGAATACTATTCTTCCCGAAGACATTAGTCTTTCAACGAGCCCGTTTAGGAGACTGGTACTGGATGCAGCGGTCCCGATCCTTCATCTAGAACGGAAGATTCAAAGACGAGAAGACTCCGGTCATACTCGTGCCGCTTTAGATAGGGCACATGGGAAACGTGCAGAGATCACGAAGCTATGGACTCGTGGTTTAGGGCACCAAGGCGATCATTCTGCATGGGAGGCATGGCAGGGTGCGATCCAATACTTCGATCACGAGAGTGAGCTTAAAGGGAAGGACTCCAGTCGAGTTGCTTCATTGTATGACGGCTCATTTAGTAAGATCAAGAATCAAATCGGTCGCAACCTAGTCACCTACACATTGGATGGTTAAATGCCAGATTGGAGTGAAGGTTCTGTCTTTGTCATACTAGGAATAGCATGTGAAGATAAAGAGCTAATGCTTGAAGGCTTCAAAATGATTCACGAAGACGGCCATGAATTGGCCCCGGCTTTGATATCTGTGATTTATTCAAAGCTCAGGATAGCAAAGATCGTGGAATCATACGAAACCGAAAGCGCAGAACAGCTTTTAGAATGGATACCTTCATGGATCAATGACCTTGAGAATAGAATTGATGACAGCAAGGCCGTTGAAGCTTTCCTAACAGACATATCCGAAGATTACAATTAACCCATGATTAAATGCATATACATAAGAGTGATATCGACTGGATTGCTTCCGTTCGATCTGATCTCAATGACTTTGCTAACCAACTGAACGGTACAAAAACACAATGTGACTGTTGCTCTCTCATGAAGTGGGAGGACTACGACCAAGGCATGGTTCAACTTGCCGCACAGAGTGCTGTTACCAAGGTAGGCAAGCTCAAGTCATTGATGGAAGAATTGATGGAGGCTCAATCGAAGTAATCAATAAACACATGGTCGGGGGGCAGTCGCCCCCCGGCTTAACTTCTAAAAAAGGAAGATAACTATGAAGGTAGCACTTGAAGGCTCACTTACAGTGAGTGTACCAGTTATGGTCACGCTCGACACATCCGAAACGTGGGTGCCAAACCGTCTGGAAGCAGCCCTGCAAGACCAAGACGATGAATTCTTGGACGAGGTTTTTTCAGACATGCTAGATGGCGTGGACTATGAGTTCTATAAGACATGGCCCGATAGCCTGGCTCCAATGGCAGGACACATCGTGCTTGGCCCTAACGTGGGTGAGTTCAAGAACTGTGAACGGTTTGGAGCGGAGGAAGTATGAGCATTGATACACGCAAACTCTATCAGGCACTGCTGTCTGCCAAGATATTCTGTGAGGATGTTAGGAATTATCCATCCCTTCTAACCAGAGAGTTAGATGACCTTGAGCCCATACTTGAGGAAGCTCTTTTGCTACTCAATGATCAGCCCAATGAATAGGAGAACCAAGTCTCTTCATAAGGTAATGGAACGCTTGATCCCATTTGCTGAAGAGATAGGGTGGGAGATCACTCCATCGGGGGGCAAGTGGTTGGAGCAACTTGTCCCAGCACGGAAATGGCTAGGAGATATTGGTCCATTTGTACAGCCTACAATTAAATTGATAGGCCCGGTGGTAGCACACATTAGAAACGATCATCCCAATACTGAACTGGTAAGGACAACGGTACGATTCTATGGCAAGGTTCCTACCGGACTATGGGCGGAACATCACAGTGCCCTTGAATGGCTGAAGCTTACAGAGGAGGAGCTATGAAAAATTTTACAGTGTGGTTCAGGGTAGGTGTGGATTTTAAGGAAACTATCGAAGCTGAAGATGTCCGTGATGCAGAGGTAAGGATTTCGGACAGAGTAGATGACAAGTTTCTTGATGCAGGGGGGTATCATGACCGAATTCTTGAGTCTTACAAAGCACACATCTATGACGTAGTGGAGGAAGCCGATGAGAACTCGTGAAGCCAGGCGTGTGAAGAAAGACGCTCTGAAACGAGCACGGATATATGGGCACAACCCTGAGTTAATATCAGGTGAAGGTGCAATGCATCTATATGGCTGCTTGGAGCAGGGCTGCTTCCACCTGCTTGAGTGCTGGGACAACCCAACTCATGCCAGCGGACTGATGATGCACAGCCCGTGTGTTGATGCACTGAAGCGTAGTTGGTGGAAGAGAATGCGACATTCCATCTATGAATTTATATGGTTTGTAACTGAATAAAGGGGAGGTAACAATGAATGAGTATAAGATTGATTCAAATGTGCCAGCACCACCAGCACAACACGGTAGCTCTAAATATCCGTGGGATGAGATGAAAGAAGGAGATTCATTCTTTATACCCAAGCGTGAAGGCAGGACTGCCCGTGAGACTGGTAATCTAGCCTATATGGCAGGCCGTCAATGGTTGTGGAGGAATAACATTAGGCACCTCAAAGTTTGCCAACGTCTAGCAACAGAGAATGGTGTCGAAGGATCTAGGATTTGGTTGGTAAATAGGGTGGGCAACTGGAGAAAGGGCAGGAAAAAATGAGTAAAGAAAAACCCCCTGTGCCAATCGGGGAGCAACCGACTGGGGCAGGGGGAAAAGGAGTGGGAAAAAGGGGTAAACCCAAACCTATTTTTTTCTCATCACCCAATAAAACGAGAACGCATAAGAGGAGTAATACGTTGCATCGTCAGGGTGAACTTAATTCCCCCTAGCATTCATAGCAATGTTGATTCAAAAGTCCCAATCGTCATCATCAAAGCTAGGAGCGTAGTCACTCCAGTGTCCTATGGACCGATCAAACTTGAGCGGACACACACCATGTCTGCCAACCCAAGACCAACGCACCTTCCAGACATGAGCTTCTGGAGGATCTATATCATGAGGATCTCTCCATAACGTGATACCGATATCGGCCTTTGCAAACCATGCCGCAGACCCGGCAATATCATGGCCGCTAACTACCACCTTGGAACCTCTTCTGTCAGGTGAGATCTTGGTGGGATGAGCAATGAAGAACACATGGGCATCGTGAGACTTGGCCCACTGCTGTACTTGAGTCAGCAGACTGGAGATCTCATCGGTCTCTTTAGAATTATTAGATAGCGTGATGTAATTGTATGGATCTATGACCAGAATCCTGCAACCCATACGCATGACCGCAGTAGAAGCTATGTCCAATATACCTTCTATGGTCGTAGGCCCATCACGCCTGTAGTCCATGAACAAGAAGTGTTCCTTGAGCCAAGCCTGAGCATGATCCCTTTCTTCGGGGGTCATCCTCTGCTCACCACCCTCAAAGAAGGGGCGTTTAGTAAGCTTCTGTGCCAGTTGCATGAGGTGCAACTCAGGAGGCTTCTCAAAACTACAGAACACAGTCTTATACTTCATAGACTGGGCAAGATTCAAACAAAGTTGATCTATGAAATCACTCTTTCCACTGGATGGAAAGCCAGTTACTACAGTGACCATGCCCGGTGCTATCTGGATGAACTCATCAAGAGAGGACAGCCCAGTTCTAGCACCACGCAACTGACCATTTTCATAGAGATCCAAGACAGCATCACTAAACACTTCGGCCCCATGTAGTCCTATCATGGGCACTGGCTGACAATCTTCTAATTGTCCTGCCAAATAGTCTTTGCCTTCTGTTTCTAGAGCAGCACTAGCATCCTTGTAATCCTCTAGGTCAATGATCCAGACTTTAGAACTACCGATCCTGCGAATGATCTCTTCCTTGAGAGCATTCCCCGGACCATCGTTGTCGGTGTTAAGGATGATACGAGGTGCAGACTCAAGCTCTCGCTTGGCTCTCCAGATGTAAGCAAACTTCTTATCATCTTCCGGTGTGATCTTACCATCCCTGACCTTGGCCGGAGCACCGTTGGGGATAGACACAACACTGACGTTGTCAGGCAAGTCACTGGTCATCCATGCTAAGGCGTCTATTTCTCCTTCGCAAATTAGAAGATCATTGCCCTCGACATAGCGGTCGATGTTAAAGAAATCCTCGCACACATTTTCCTGGGAAAACCTTTTGTCCGTGTCGGCTGATCTCCATTTGATGGCATTGATTAAGTCGCCATCACGGTATGGAAAACCTACGGCTGGAACAGTCTTGCCATTGAAACGGCGAGTGCCCGTGATTGCATGTGATTGGATTACCGAATCTGCAATGTGCCTGTCTTGAAGGTACTTTATCGCAGCTTCATTATCAGTTTCTGTCAGGTTAGTAATCGGTTCTCTGACCACCGGGACTGTCTCCAGTGACCACTCCCGATCATTGACCCAGCCACCACTTATATCACAATGATGACACTGATACTGCACACCTTTGTTATCAATTTTGAGTGACAGGGATTTGTCATGTTTGTGCTTGGTTCGACTGCCCTGACACATCGGGCAATGTCTCTTGTACTGGCCTACTGTTAGTGTGGATGCTACTCGCTCTATTGCCGGAATTACGTCTTGTCGCACTCTTCCCCCTCTTCAGCAACTAGTTCACTTAATCTCTGTATAGCTAAGTCCTTGTTATCTAATGTTGTTACAACAATAAAAGATCTAGGATTCTTTCTATCTAAACCCCACTCTATGTACTGTCCCTTAACTAATCTATCATTGGGATATACATAGTCCTGTAATAAATCTAGTATTAGAGAAGCATCTAGATCTGGTCTACGACTAGCGTAGTAAATCTTAATAGCTACAAACACATCTTCTTCAAACAGTTCTTTTCTAGTGGGGCACTGTTTCTTAAAATCTCTACTGTAGTTAAGAGCTTTTTTAGATTTTATAAACCTTGGTTTCCCACCAATAGCAACGAGTCGCCTAGAGTTAGCTTTAGAGGCAGGCTCGCCAATGATCATAATGGTAGCCGGGTCGTTGTCAATAGAGTTGCATGATTTTAGCCACGATGTTATCATCTTACTCACCCTTTCTGGAGAGTCAGGATAACATCCAGTGGTGTTAGGGGCAACTACAACATGGAGGAAAGGCTTGAGCACCCAGCGTTTCAGGGTATACGAGGGGGTCGGTGTACCACCTAAAAAACCGGGGCCAAGGAGCAAGTGGGCGGACCTTCCCTTGGACAGCATAGAGGTAGGAGATCTGATCGAACTACCACTGAGGGATGACGAGATAGAAGGGAAGCTGAATAGCATCAGAGCCTATACAGGCCGTGCTGCTAATAAGCTGGGAAAGAAGTATTCAGTTCGTGTCACGGAGTATGGAATAGGTATCTGGAGAGTTCAGTAAAACAAGAGGAGGGTAAATGCCTTTAACCAATCATTGGCAGGCACCTGACGCTTTTGTCAGGGCGATTGAGAATGATCCATACAGCAAGGGGGATGCTGACTTCTCCGCTACAGAGTTGTTGAAGCCACCCCAGATCGTAAGGCTCTATAACAAGCACGAGGACACTGTCACAAGTGATGTGCGTGATGAGTGGTGGAAGCTCTTAGGCAAAGGTGTACATAATGTCTTGGAGGGCCACGGAGAAGGGTCATGCGAAGAGCGTTTCTTTGCTGAGTGTGAAGGAATGAAGATCTCAGGAGCTATAGATCTTCTGAGTGATGATGGTGCTGTTACCGACTACAAGGTGACGAGTGTCTTTACTATCCAGAGAGGTCTGAAGACCGACTGGGAACAGCAACTGAACATCTATGCTTGGTTGCTTAGACAAAACGACATCACCGCTACGAGCCTCACTATTGTGGGGTTGTGTCGTGACTGGGTAAAGTCTCGCGCAGAAGCGAAGAGAGACTATCCACAGAGCCCCATCGTTCCAATCAAGGTGCCACTGTGGCGTCCTGAACGGCAGGATGACTTCGTAGCAGGCCGTGTAAGGGTCCACACCATGGAGAACACCATACCATGTACCCCCGAAGAGCGATGGGCGCGAGGGGGCTACACAGTGCTTGGTGGGGGGCTTAAACCAAAGTCGTTCGACACACTGAACGAAGCTGCTAACTACATCAACACTAAGCAGAAGCCCGGAAGAACTTTTTCCATCAAAGAAGGGGGCGCAAAATTCGTGCGTTGCGAAGGTTGGTGCCCAGTATCAGATCATTGTCCACAATGGAGAGGAGGAGCAGGTGAGCAATCCAACCGCAGGTGAGATTTGGAAGACCCTGTCTTCTATCGACGTAAGTAAACACGTTGAGAAGCGGAGACAGGGCACTATCGAACTGAGCTATCTGTCATGGGCCAACGCTTGGGCGTATGCCATGACTCACTATCCTGAGCTTACCGTCAAATGGCACGGTATGACTGACAAGGATGGTGTAACACGGGATGTTACAACTTACGAAGACGGCTCGTGTTCCGTGTGCTGTTCGATCACTATCGGTGATGTGAAGCGAGAGATGTGGCTTCCGGTTATGGATTACCGGAACAATGCTATTGTAGGCACCGTTGGTGCTGACGGCAGACCTACTGGCCCTGACGCCAGACAGATTTCCGATGCAAAACAAAGGTGCTTAGTAAAATGTCTGGCAGCTTTTGGATTGGGACACTACTTGTACAGCGGTGAAGACGTTCCGCCTAACCTTATAGCGGATGATCCGCAGACCATTGCGAAGCCCAAGAAGAAGCGGCCCAAGAGAAAGAAGCCAGCCGCCAAGAAGAAGGCCGATGCCCCAAAGGCAGAGGAAGTCGTGGTGGAAGAGGACGCCGATGGCCTGAAGGACAAGTTGATTGAGCTAACCCACACGCTGAACGATGGCGGATGGATACCGGATGATGCTACCAAAGCTCAGATCAAAACTGCGGTAACATCCCTTGATGTTAAGGCGATGGCATCACTCATCGACACGCTGCAACAAGCAGAACAACCCTTACTTAAACTTAACAATGACACCCAGGAGGCCAACTAATGGCAACGAAGTACGACAACCAACCCCAATTGGACTTCTCTATCTTTGAGAACAGGTTTGCGACAACCTCTAAGCACCCAAGCATGACAGGTGTGATTGAGTTTACTCGTCCTTTCCTCAAGGCGATGGTCGAGGAAGCCAAGAGTGGCACAATGCCCACGCTCAAGGTGGCTATGTGGGCGCGAGAGGGCCGTGAAAGCGGCAAGCCTTATCAGTTCATGAGGCTGGAGCTTAAACAGAGTAACGGGGCTGCCGTTGAGGAGCCTGTTGATCAGGAGGAAGAGGATGACGGTCTCCCCTTCTAAGGAAGCGTTCCTGCTGCGTCTTGAGCGCACGATCCTGAACATGATCAGGCGTGAGGCGCAAAGCAGGAATATCAGTGTCACCCAGATGTTTAAGGATATCATCGAAAGCTACGACTTCACGGGCCAGAAGGAGCGATTGAAAGCCCCGAAGACAAAGCCCTGGTGGAATTAAAAAATGAGAGTCAACGGGCTCAGTAAATTATTTTATCTCTTGCTGTTTTTGACATTGAGTTCATGTGCTGCTCACAATCCTGAATGTTGGTGGGGTAACCAATTAACTAATGAAGAATGTCCGACTGAGGAGTAGTTATCGTGAAAATATGGGGAGCAGATTACTGGAATTATGAAGGCGAAAAACTTACCGAATACTTCACAACAAGGAGGGAAGCGGTAGCGGCAGTGAACAAGCACAACACTATTAATGCGCGGCGAGCGGATGAGGAGTTCAACGAAGAACGCCATGATGGCTATTGGTGGGAACCTGCGAAGATACATCCGCACTCGACAACGGTTTTGGTCAACAAGGCGAACATGTTGTACTACTTCCACAGTGCTATGATATGTAACTGTAGAGACGGTAGCGATAGCATCTACAACGCCCCCTTTTCGGTAGAGGAGGAGTGATGAGGTTCTATGCAGTGTCGCTAATGCGATCAATGTCGGGTAATCATGGTTATCAATACTTCAGTAACAAGGCTGATGCTACTAAATGCAAGCGAGAGTGGGAAGGATCAACTGATGCGGTTTCATTACCTGAAGACAGTCGAGTTGCATTGATTGATGCCATCGATATCAAACCAACTAAGGCCGGAATTCTGGACGCACTAAACCAAATAGAGGGCAACAAACCAAAGCGTCTGCCTGGGATGGACTATAGCTGGTACTGGCAGCAGCGTATGGAGAAGCGATTTGGAAAAAGGAGTGAGTGATGCTCGTTCAGACATCGTTGTTTAATGAGCCTCTGTTTGATAACCACTACACTGTTTCACAGTTGAGGCAGATGTCGGCAGAAGGCTCAAAGAAGTGCAAGTGCTGCGGAGGAAATATCCGTGTCTATCGCCGGGTGCTTAACTCAGGCATGGCACGAGTACTCTGCTGGCTCGTAGCCAACCGGATGGGCCAGTGGACCCACATTGCCAAGATCCCTGCGGAGATCGACAGGGGTCACGAGGTTGGCAGGCTCGCCTACTGGAACTTAGTTGAAAGGCAAGAGAATACTGACACCTCCAAGAGATCCTCTGGCGTATGGCGTGTAACCAATAGAGGTATTTCCTTCGTGCTCCACGGAACTGAGATACCAAGCCATGCATTCTGTAGTGTGCCAGGCCATGTCATACTTGGATTTGAGGATGACCTTGTTACTATACATGATGTTCTGAAGGAACGATTTGACTACAATGAGTTAATGCAAGGAGGCAACGGTGTTACGGGGTAAAAGGTTAGCTAAGATTGGCGCACTCACATTGTTACTGGGTGCATCCACTCTAGTAGCCCTACGTTATGCCGCAAAATATGGATGGTTGGCTGGTCACACACATTGGGTAACGCAGCAACTTCGGAATCGGGATCAGCCTGACGATAGGTGGTATGTGTGAGTCAGATTGACATTTTCAAACGTCCAGTCCGTGATCCAATCAAACGAGCGGATCGCATATTAGATATCGCAATAAGACGACATAAGGCTGTAGCAGTATTTGCGATGTTTTCCGGGGGGCACGATTCAGTATGTGCCGCGCACGTTGCAAGCCGTCACCCACAATTCACGGCCTGTGTTCACATCAACACTGGTATCGGTATAGAACAGACCAGAGAATATGTCAGAAAGACTTGTAAGGATTTTGGGTGGCCCTTACTAGAATATAAGTCTTCTGATTACACGCAAAGCTATGAGGAACTTGTATTAGAACGTGGGTTCCCTGGCCCATTTCACCACACTAAGATGTACAATCGCTTGAAGGAACGTAGTATTGCTGCCCTCACCAGAGAGCATAAGACAAAGCGTTCTGACCGTATTATTTGCGTGACTGGTGTACGGCGAGAAGAAAGTGTGCGTAGAATGGCTACAAGTCAGACTATCAATCGGGAAGGGGCGCGAGTGTGGGCTGCACCTTTGATTGATTGGACCGGGGAAACAAAGAATGAATATATGACCACACACAACATCCCTCGCAATGAAGTAGTTGATCTATTGCATATGAGTGGTGAGTGTCTGTGTGGTGCATTTGCCAAACCGGGTGAGCTTGAAGAAATCGGTATGTGGTTTCCAGAGGAATACGAACACATCAAACAACTTGAGAAGCAAGTAAAAGAACGGGGGCTTCCGTGTAAGTGGGGACATCCTCCACCTGACACTCCTGTCTTAGACCCTTTACAAGAAGAACTTCCTTTATGTGTTGCCTGCGTAAATCGTTAAATGGATCTCTTCCAGCAACTGTATGACATTGGCCTAGAAGAAGGGCTCCTCATGGACGGCTACGATGACTGCATCGTAGGTATCCTAGAACGGTTTGGTATGGAGCCGATCATCCTATACGACAAGAAAAAGGTGATAGAGAAGCTCATGGCTGAGGGCTGCACACATGAGGAAGCCCTGGAATTCTACGAGTACAATCAGTTGGGGTCTTGGGTAGGCGATAAGACCCCCGGCTTTTTAGTAACTCTGGACTAACAGTGTTCCGATCCCAACTCCCGCTAAGACATAGGGCACTGCTCGACCGACTCGACGCATGATACTGGGGGTGGCTATAGCTTCCCAGGCATCTGCCTCTTCGTTCAAGGCCGTGATCTCACGCCTCAGAGCATCATTCACTTCTTGCTCCCTGATCCACATGGAATCAAGGGCCTCGACACGCTGCCACAGTAGTGACTTGTCAGCCTCAAGCGTTTCTATCTGGACTTCGTAAGCCTGTACCTGAACACGATGGTTAGATTGGATCTCATCAAGGATCGTTTCTAAACCTTCGTGAGCCTCCAGGCTATCTCTGAGTACCTCTATGCCCTCTTCAAAGCTTATAGAGGCGTCTAAGGCCCTCTCAGCAGCTTCTGCTCTAACTTCAGCAATAGAATCATGAGCATGATCAAGACTATCTCTGAGAACTTCATAACCTTGGAGTGCTTCCTCGACCTGACGTTCAAGGTCCACACGCTCTATCTCAAGGAGCCTGACCTTCTCTTCTGCGATCAAAGCGTCTGCCCGTGATGCATCAATGTAGGTAAAGCCTAGCCCCAAGAGAGCCACGACTCCCACTACGATGGCTATTTCTTTAAGACTCATTGTGTTTTAACTGGAGCGTAAGCTATCATGGGCGATACAACCCCGTTCATCTTTTTTCTTCTAACCCGTACAGTTTCTACGATACCTTCCTCTAACAACTTTCGTAGTCGAGTGCGTACAGAATTTGGACTCATATCTAAGGCACTTGCTAGTTGAAGTACCGACATGGCACCGTCTTCTGTTTCGGTAAAAACTAAGGCATCTCTAACCTGTTGAAGTAGTTCCGATTCAGTGATCTCTCCCATCTACACCTCCACAGTCGTTGGCCTGTTGGGTTTATAGAGTACGGTTTTCATATCATAACCATCATCATCTATCTCAAACCAAACAAGTCCTATGTCAGCCAATGACTCAGCCACCCTATGTACATACTCCGTAGCAAGTTGCCAGGCCGGGAGTGCTACGACCCTAGTCTTCACCTTGTGAATCCTTCCACTATCAGCGAACTGATGGAAGTGACTACGCACAGCAATGTCAGGCGGCTCTTCATAGTCCATCATGTAGTTGAAGAAGATGTCTTGAGCGAACCATCTGATGTATGGACCCTTGGTGTGCGCCCGTCTTCCCATGCGTCCATGGTGCTTGATATCGAATAGAACTGGACCGATCTGGATCAATCTTGAATACGATGATTTGTTCCCAGTGTCGGGATCTCCTACAACCTTCCAGCCTTGGGCACTGAGTGCCCGTGCGATCCCTTCCTCTGACCCACCAGCCCTGCCTACATGGCTAGGTGTACCTCTGAGTACATGGATAGTCTGGGGCTTGAGTGCCAGCGGAACCCTGAGTGATTCAATCGCGCAACTCATATGGACGCCTGTCAATCCGCTTGCGATCTGCGTAGTACGATGATGATCTCCATCAATGAGATCACCATTAAGAACCAAGTGTAGCTTCGCCTTTCTATTCTTGCGTTTAACCGACTTGATTACAGCCCATGCTTTTTCCCAATTATCCCATAACCAGCGTTGGGATTTGTTGGGTTCATACATTCCGCCATCATCTAGCTCTAGTCCTTCGGGGGGACACAGCCCAACCGTGGAGCCACAATGCGTGTCTCCTACGCACACAACTATATGTTTCATTCATCATCCTCTTCCGGTGTCTCCCAATCTCCCCATCCTGATGTGGGGTCAAAACAAACAGTACATTCCTCGTTCTTTTTTATTTCAATACCACATTCATGACAAATCTCCGATCCTTTGTTGAAGTCCCAGCCACACAGCCAGCAGAATCGGTCATCCTTGTCGTTGTCTGAGGCACAACGGGGGCAATCCATTAATTTTCCCGGTCCTCACGAAGCGCGTTGGACATATATCTGGCACCTGTAAGACCGCCTATGCCAGCTAGTAAGTTCCTACTTCCTGCTTTAGCTGGATCAAACGCAGCCCAAGGTGATCGTATATTTTTGGAATCAAAAATACTTACGACTGGGGCACCGCCCCAAGAGGAGCCTGATCTTAAAGTACCCCTATACATTCCTTCATATCCGGCCTCTTTAGCAAGATCTACCAATATTTCTAAAACGTCATCGTCTTGGATTCCAGAAATAGTCGCAAAAGATCTTGCTGGTCTATCAAGTGGAGGTCTAGGGGTTGCATAAGCCTTGTCAACTAACTCTTTCCACTCATCACTATCGTGTTTAAGAAGTTTTTTGCTGCGAACCCTGGCTGGATACAATCGCGGACTACCTCCCAGGCGGTTAAAAAGCCCGGAACTGGCATACTTCTCAGCGAAACCGGGACTACTTAAATATATACCCGGACCAAAATCTCCCACGGAACTTGGTTCAAGTGCAGTCCAATCATCTGCACCTTTAACTGGACGATTAGTGCCATGGGCCAATTCCAAATCCATATCAAACCCCATTTCTTCAGCCCGTTTCAAGCGGCTGGCCTCATCCATAGGTAGCTTTCTTCTACCTTTCAAAAGCTTTCTTACACCTGCTGCTCCAACAAACGGTAGCATGAGTCCGGCTAGACCTAATCCAACACGGCCTAAGCTACGATCCTGTAATCCCGCACCTATCTCAACTAGATCAGTGGCTTCACCTATACCGGGTAGCATCGAAGCACCGATATAGCCCAGGCTGGGATCATCAGCCTTACCCCTGATACCCTCCCATAGCTGTTTTAGCTTGTCGAGGACCGGGCCACCCTGTTGAAAGGCGTTGAGAGTAGTGAGGCTCACTAGCTGCCTTCCATTTACTGAATGCGTGGGTCTTGCAATATTTGCAGTCTTGCTTTCAGTTCTTCCAACTCATCAACTTGGGGCGCAGCAACTGGAGCCCGTCTAGGCTCTGCTTCAGCCACCTCTACATCACGATCTCTGCCGATTAAGCCTCCCAGCCAATCAAGACTTCTAGCTAACCTAGAAGGGCGTTCTTCCCCACGGCTTCGTGCGAGAGCTTCTTCAAGATCGCCAAGGTTCACACGAACAGGACTGCCCTCTCCTTCTGGGCTACCGTATGCTTCTCCAAAAGCACGAGGAATACCGTATGCCCCCTGTTCTTTACGACTCTCTAAAATCTCTTGGAACCTATCGAAGTCCGTGGGCTCCGGTAATCGTTCATTAAAGTTATACTGGTCGGTCATGTAGTAGTCGCCAGTTTCTGGATCTTTTTCTATTTCCGCCTGCCCGAAGGTCGCCTTCATGGAAAAGCTTGGATCAAAAAACTTACTTATGATTCCACTGCCTTCACTTCCACCTACATCGGCGTAAGGATCGTCTCCTGAAGTAGCGTAATCCTCGTACTCTAGAACGCCTCTATCCTGAAGTGTCCCGCCCATGCCCCTGAGTACCGCATCTTGCAGTGCCCTGTGTTCTGACTGAGACATACTGTGTTCGGTGATGGGTCTTGAGCCAATGAGATTGCCCAGCCAATCCATCCCAAGGCGTTCGCGGACCTGCTTGCCTATAACGTCACCTACAATCTGTTTGAAAGCCAAGGGTAACCTTGGCAGTCCAGAAATTCCCGTATAGGATACGCCACTAGGGTCACCACCGTTGGCGTAGCCCCTTAGACTTCCTATCCCATGTTCACGCTTCACGATGTACCCCATCTAGCTGGCGACGGTCTACCAATCATACCCCTCACATCAACGTGGGTAAACGATTCGTAGCGACCTAAGCCTAATAATTTTTTCCACGGACTGTCTTCGATTAAATCAGCAACATCAGACGGCGACCATCCAACCTTTACTATGTCTGCGGCACCCAACGTGATGTGCATAGAATGAGACACGCCGCCGATAGTCTCATTGTACTCTGGATCACGATACCAGCTAGAAACCAGCACAGGTGCGACACCATCAGCCCTTCGTACCCATTCAAGAACGTCGATCAGCTTGAATGCGTTGCCCAGCTTCTCTATAGGAGGGGCACCAAGTGCTACGCCGTATGCAGTGCGCCCTACATCACATATCTCCAACGCACTGAAATTGGTAGTACCCCTCTGCTTCAGCCGCCCGTCACACAGGGTGACCCAATCACCTCTCGTCATGTTCCTTGAACCTTACATCGTTGTCTAACAGGTCAGGTTGCCGTGGTCCCTTAATTGCGTGAGCAATGCCTGACGCTACACCTGCTACTTGCGGACCCAGGTACTGTGCCACCCTTGGACCTCCGGCCCATGCGACAAGCCCTACCGCTAATCCACCTAGAAGACTGTATACAGCTTCGGGGACATCCCATACGGTGGAATCAAGAACAATGATTACACCCGTAAACACCAATGATGCTGCCAAAAAGACACGGGCTGCACTAAGAGATCCTCGTTCGTCTTTTACAATCTCAATCATATTACGGCCCTTTCCCAATTGTGTGGCTCTAATCCTCTCATCCCAGCCTTAACGCTAGTCAGGTCATCCAAGATCCGGTCACGTTCTTCTATCATATCGAAGAGGAGTTCGCGCTTACGATCTTCGGTGATCCAAGTGCTTCTCAGCAAGTTGTCCCTGCGCTGACGCCATCTCTGCATATACGTTCCGAAGGCATTCACCTTACTACGGTAGTTGCGCGTATCCACATTGTCTGCAATCCATTTTTGTACTTCTTCTGGAGAGCCCTCTTTCCTGAGCTTGTTCACTATGGACACATAGATATCAACTTCTTCTTTAAGCTCATAAAACTTGTCTACATTGCTTCTCCCTGTTCTCCAGTCGCCCACGATGTCGCCTATGACGGGGAAGTTTTCGATACCTTCTCCGGTTAACAGGGACGATGGAGCCCAGTCGTAGCGAGTACCGACTATATTTTGTCCAGTAAACTCTCTGGTAATACGGTCACTGACGAGCATGGTGTACATACCAGCATTACCGAAGTACTGCCTGATCATATATTCGATCTTCATTGGAGACGAAAACGTGCTGTCGCCCGGAAGTACACCAAGGATCTTTGCCAATCCTGTTGCCATATTGCTTGTATATTCGGTGCGTTGAAACTCTGAAGGCAGATCTTTCATATAGGAAGGAACTATCGGCTCCCTCGTATATGCATTCTGGTTACGCATAGCGGCCCATATCGGGCGCATGATCTGCGGCATAACATGGAAATCAAGGTTTCTTTTGGTTTGATCTACAAACTCTGCCCCAACATCCCCTAGCGTGTAATCCTCTTCGTCTATCATTCTGAGGATAGATTCCGGCATGGCTTTGTAAAACATCCCTGCCGTGAAAGAGATAGGCAGCTTAATATATTTATCACCGATTGGTATGAGGTAGTTGTTCATTTTCTCAACTTCCCCAGCCCTCTTATATGCTTCATCGTCACGCATCAGCATGTAATAGGCGAACAATGCCGCAGCCATGTGCAGTCCACGAATCACGGTACGATTTCTGATAGACTTGGCCGCTTCGTCATTCATTCTGGGGTCTACTAGATGAGCACCCAGGGCATCAGGGGAACCAACATGGCTTCGTACAAAGCTATCGATTCCGGTAATACCACCAGCCATAAATGGTATCGTAGAAATAATGGCGTTGAGTAACGGTGAATCACCACGCCTGCCATAGTTCATGACCTCCAAGCCGTCCAGCATGGCTTGAGCCGGACTACCAGTTGCAGCTAGAGTCGTGTCGTGAACACCTACTCTGGCAGATATCTCGCCTACATCCCTCATATTTCTGTACATGACATGAATAAACGACATGTAGTCGCGAATATCTCTGAATGGTACTCTTCCCTCTTTAAGCTCCGCTGATATTTCTTCGTACCGTTCCTGCTGCTTGGACCTCCTCGCCATCCTTTGACCGACATCGCCAAGGCCCAACGTCCTCAAGCTTCTACCTAATGGTGTGTCACTCTCCATTAGTTCTTGGAATGGCCCCGTACCCGCTATCAAATCCTGGGGACTGTAATAAGCACCACCACCACCTGCTATGAGACTATATTCTCTAGCTCGTTCAAGGGTGCCATCTGCTACGGCTATTTGCATAGACTTGAGTGAGGGGAAGAAAGCATTCGGAGCACCTCCGTATGTTATGTTTGTATGCCTGGCGTCCTTCAAGAAGTTTCTATAGATGAAGGCAGGGAAGTTGATGATCCCCCATCTGAGAGCCTGACCAGCTATCCTGGCAGATTGCAGGAATCCGTTTGCACCAGAAAATCCATACATCATGGTGGCATTAGCGAGGAGGGGATCGGCTAGTTTATGAAACTCTTCCTGACCATCTACCATGATGCGGAGAACATCCGGGCCAGCCTCGTCCACCTGCATACTTTGTACACCGAAGCCCTTTTCTGTTAGCTCCTGAGTATCACGAACGACTCTCCGTGCGGCTGTATTAGTGAAAGAGTCACGGATCATAGCTACTTCGGAGTACAGAATGTTTCGTACCAAATCTACATTTTCCAGATTATCAAAGCCTTCCACTGCATGATCAAACTGGTGCTCTTTGGATTCGACCATGCGTCCGAATTGCAGCCACTTCTCAATATAGCCGCCTTTGCGGCCATTACTGCCTAACGGCCACGCTGGCATCATGCCCACATCTTTATAGAGTGGCAGATAGGTCATGTCTTGCAAGAATGCATGCATCTCCGGTGTGATCATACCCTTCGACAGCATGAAATCTAGATTGTCTATGTTGTGTGCCTGATAGGATTCATTGAATTCAATTATGTGTGGAGCTTCAACCGTAATTGAGTCCACCATTTCCTGTGCAGCCTGAACCTGTTCTTCAAGCTTCATGCCCTTTTTATAGGGTCTCTTTTTGATTTGTTGCTTGAAAAAGCCGATGTTCGCTTGGTCACCTGCTTGCGTTGCGCGGTCCAGTGCGGCCTGTGCTTCAACTATTTTTCGGTTCATATCAAGAAAACGCCGTGCAACTATGTACTGTTTGGCGAATTCCCTATCCTGCTTGCTTTGGAGGTTGCCAACCATCTGCAATAATGTCTCTTGACCTTCATCGTAAACCTTGAATTGATGATATCCGTCCAACGGATCACCAATCCACTGAATCGCACCTTTATGTAGCACACCTTCAAATATATTTCCAGCACTATTGCGCCATCTTAATGCTGCTATCGCACTGGTATCGGCTAAGGACCGCATCCCGTCTCTCACCCCATCAACAAGCTGCCCTAGTTTCTCTACCGGATAGGCACCATCTGCGATACGGCGTCTTAGGTAATCTGCGAACGCCCTTCTGCGTGTCCCCTTAGACAAGCCTTCCCACGGCTTCAGCCAAGAATCGGCAAACCGTGTTATAATTCCAGTGGTTTCCTTTAATTGTTGTTTTTCGTTTTTCTTATTCCAAGCTTCTTGGTCTGTCGCATCAAGCGGATTGACCAGAGCTTCTAGAGCGTCAAGTACAACTTCGCCCACCAATTCATCATCGGCTTTTAATTCTGGAGCACGTTTGTCAACAAGATCCTGAAGTTCTGCGGACGGTGCCCATCGTTCTTGGTTGCGGAACCTATGCTTGATGGGCTCTGGCATCGTGTACTTCTGTGTTCCTTGCTTTTGCCTAAAGTACTCGTTGATTGCTCTATCGGAGGCGTTGATTCCTATAGGGGGAATCTCTCCGGGCTTCGTGTTCGCAAGCTCCTCGTCCATCATAAATTGGTTGAACAGCCTGTCACGCCAAGTCAATTCGGGGATGTCAGATTGGACCATATTAAATTGTTCTTCGTCTAGTATGGCCCGTGTAATACGTTGTTCAGCGTCTGTATCACCCTCTTCTATCGCCTTCTTTAATTCTCTGATATGCCTTGGGTCAGCATACCGTGATAAACGTAGAGATCTAGGTTGACCTGGGATGGGAGCCCCTCTCCGCCCTACTTCTCCGGTTTGAAATTGAGAGAAAATAGACAAGATGTCCTGCATTCCGGTATCGCGTCCAGATTCGATACCAGCCGTCAAGAATGAGACCAGCTTCTCTCTAAGAGTACGCACCTTGCCAGCAGTTCTATTTCTTGGAATCTGATCTTTAGCCAGAGCCGTCATATACTTAGCTCGTGCTTCAGACATCAGATCCTGCTGATTCAAATTAGGATACAACTTCTCAGCAAACTGCACGAAGTTCAGCCCAAGTTTATGGCCCTCTTCACTGACAGACGCAGGAACAACTGTATCGAAAGCCCTGCTGTCCATTGTATTTAATTCATTCTCAAACCAGTAACCTTCTTGGTCGTAAGCATGGACCACTTCTTCGGTAAGATCCTGAATGATATCCCTGATTGGTCTAGTGCCATCAGGATCAATCTGTGAAAGGTTGATCCACAGCCTAGTGTTAGGACCGTCTAGCATTGCCAGCGATTTCGCCATGTTCTCAGGATTGGCGATAATCCCTTCAGGCCCCATGATGGCTTCGTAAACAGGATCTATATCAGCGGACAACTGGTAATCCAGACCCGGAAGGTTCATACGGTCTAGGTGCTGTCTCACTGCGGCCTTAACCCTGCTAATCTTGGTCACTAGTTCATTCTGGACCCTAGCTTCCTCATTCGCTTTTTCTTCGGCTGCTTGTCTCTCTTGATCGGTATCCGCATCAGTAGCTTCCACAGTGAACTGGCGTGTATCATCGTTGAGATACAAATGCAGCCTCTTCTGACCGTCAATACGGCTCTTCCTGATTCCGGCAGTGATGTATCCAGCTTCATCTAAATGCCTTACAAGCTGCTTTGCCTGGTTAAACTCTTGTGCTCTCCCTTCTGGATCTGTGGCATCAATCAACTCTTTGATATCTACCCATGCTGGACCCTTTCTGGTCGCATTGTCACGTTTTGCTTGCAGTTGCTGCAACACTCCTGCCATCTGTGACGTTGTATAAGTTGGCCTTGAAAGATCGGGAAGACGGGTGAGAGTCCTGAAGGTGGGCATGTTGGCGATATGCCCAAACAAAGCCTTTCTTTGACCCGGAGTTAGATCCTTAACATCACTTGTTCCGGTAACTGCCCGTACCAATGCCTTGAACCCTTCGCTATCAAACCCTGTCAGACCCGTATCACTGTTTGCATGGAGTTCAATGTTCTTTGTACCTAAAAGTTCTAATAACGGCTTCTCGAAATTGCTGTGGTTACTCCACACTTTCGAGTTTTCCTGATCTCCCACAACCTCTTGTATAAAGGTTGTAGCATCTTGCTCAGTAGGATTAGCCAAACGCAATTCCAATTGACCAGTATCACTCTCTCGCCACTCCACTTCTTTGTCCTGATAGTACCGCTGTACCCGATCATACATTCCTACCTGGCCTTCAAAGCCATATATGAGATCGTCTGCCGCCTTTTTATTGAAGCCCTCAATACCACCCTTATCAGAAGATTTAGAAGCTTCTTGGATAATCCGATTTATATCTGCCGGGCTTAGGCTTGCTTGCTGCGTTAAGAGTGCTCCTGTCTCAGGCAGAAGTGGTGCCAGCATGTTGACCGCATTTGCAAACCGCTGCTCAATAGGTTGATTACCGTCACCAAACAGATCGGAGCTAGTCTCTGCACCAGCAACTATGGATGGGATACCTCCTATAACAGCGGCTGCAACAGCACCTGAGTTGTATCTGTTGCTGGACTCTGCATTACGAACCGCAAAGTCCCGTAGTTCGTTTCTGGAATCACCACCAAGATGGCTAAGACGATCAGAAAGAATCAGTTCAGAGAGAGTTTCTAGTGTAATAGGCCCTTCGGGATTTGTTTCAGTTCGCACCAGAGCCATGATCTCTTCGACAGACCTGCCACTTAGTTCGTCTAGTTCTAGGAACGTGGCACCAGCATCCTGCCTCTGTTCTAGTTCTGCTTGTTGAGCTTCTTCCCGCTGTCTAGTATGTCTGGCGACATCTGCCTGGGCTTGTGCTTCCGCTTGAGCGCGTAATTCTTGCGGAGTTTGTGGCACAAATGGTTCAACACCGACAACTTCTGTGATCACGTTACCAAAGTGAGCAGTATTACCGTAACCTTCACCAGTACGGTGTTTCGCCGCCTCCGTAGCGAGTTGCTCTGCTGCCAATGACGGGTCAACCCAAGATTCAAGTGGATGTAGTCCTACTTCTGGCGTACTGCTGTAAGGAACGAAAGCTTCTGCCATATATGCTCGCGTATTTTCATCACTAGGCTCTAATCCATTTTGAGTGAGCCAATCACTATACTCCAATTGGCTTGGATGTGTGGCACCCGGAACCCATTGTCCCGCTGATTCCCCACTAGCAACCTTGATGCCCACCATTCCGGGGAGACCTGGCATCTCTGCCAACACATAGGATATAGGAGAAGCCACTTGAAGTTGAGATAGTCTAGTCGCGTCTTCTGGCCTAACAAAAAATGTTTTCTGACTTGGCGGTTGCGCTTCCCTTCTGGGATCTACCAGACCTGTGTCTTCATCTACAACGCGCTGCCTTACTGTGGTCTGGCCCGGTAACACTTCATATACACTGCCACGTTCTGTAGTAAACGTGATAGGCTCTTGTCCTGATTGCTCCGCCCGTGCTTTTTCATGGGCCAGGAGTTGATCGTAATGGTTTACAATACGGTTATGGTAACGCTGGGTTCGTTCATCTTCGGATATCTCTGGGTCCGATAGGAATCCGATCTCGTCCACGACCTCTTCTTGAACAGCCGGACCACGGTCCATCGGGTCCGCCATACTGCGGCGACCCTTCTTGTATTCCCGCTGTATGCTGTCCTCAGCCCGGAAATCACTACCCATCCATCTGTTACCTGCTCCACGCATCGCCAAGTTCGTGAGAACACTGACAATACCACCAGCACCACCACCTATGATTCCGGCATCCCACATATCGGAGCCCATCTCTGCCAGAGCTTCATCGTCATACAAGGCTCTGGCTGTTGCCATCTGTGCCAATTCTGAGGTGGATTCCTGAGCGGCTTCCGTTGCAGCACCTGTTATAAATGCTTTCGTTGCTGCCAGTCTTGCACTGTCCGCACCACCAGCACCTATCAGCGGTGCCAGCTTTCTCGACGCGGCTGAACCACCCGGCATCAGAGAGAGCGGTAGCATCTCAAAGACACCCATCAATGCGGCTGGCGGCATGGCCGCTAGTTCCTTGAGAGCGGATACATCCTGACCAGTACGCTCTTCGTAGTCGGATATCCTAGTGGCTGCATCACCCATCATCATGGGAGCACTGATCAATGAGCCAGCAGCTATACTCTGGACTCCTTTTGCACCACCTATGAGTTGCATGGCCTTGCTGGTCATAGGTATTCCACGAGCAGCGAGCATAGCAGGCACACCTACGCCAACACCAAGAGCAGCCAAAGCCTGACCGCCAAGCATCATTGGAACAATTTGTCCCACTCCCATTCCGATACCTGCTATCTTGGAATCACGATACTTGGGATCGATACCGCTATACAGCCAGTCTTTAGCTCCTCTGAGCTTCTTTTCTACGGCTGTGTCCTTGTGGGGCGTGAGCAACGCAGCAATACCCTGCGCTCCCATGAGTGGTACACTTGCGATTCCACGGGGGATATTCTCTATCGCTTGATAGAGTGCCCCGAAGATATTGCCCTCTTCTTCCTCTTCTTGTTGCACACCTGGGCCGTAAGTGCGCCACGCTGACCCGATAGTGTCTGGAAATTCCGTGGAGAGTTGGCTGAATAGGGCGTTTAGTTGGTCGGGAGTAGCACTGTCCGGTATGTTGATCTCCGTCCCATCAGGCAGATTATACCATTCGTTAGGCATGGGTACTTATCACCCACCCTGTAGTATCTGCATCAACCTTTGTGCTTCCGGTGGCACATTACCACCACCAAGTAGTGCCTGTTCTATACGTCTAATGATTATCTGTCTTGATTGTGGGTCAATAGACTCCATAGCCTCTGGTTGATTTAAGAAGTTGAGGATAGATGAAAGGTTTGATGGAGTGATGAATTCATCCTCCTGCTGCTGCTTCAGCCTTGCTACAGCCATCGACTGTCTTCCTTCTAGCTCAGACTGCATCGCTTCTAGTCTAGGTTGCCAGAACGCCCTACCAGCCTGCTCTCTTGCAGCCTGTTTGTCTAATGAGCCACCTTCTACGCCATAGATGTCCGTATCGATACCAGCGAGTTTCTCTTCAAATCCCAGCTTCTGGCTCAACTGTCTGTCTAGCTCACCGCGAATATCTTCTCCTATCTGCCCAAAGTCCTGACGCTTTCTAGGATCGCCTGTTCTGGCGAGAACTTTACTCAATGCACCGAAGCCGACACCTCTTTTACGTTGTCTGTATTGCTCTTCGGTAGGCATCAATGCTTCAATTCCAGTCCTGCGATCTCTAAGCAAATTGGCACGATCCGCATCTAGTTTGATGCGATTCTTTTCTGATTCTGTGGGGATAGAAGACATCTCTTCGTATTCATCAATCTTTTCAAACAGATCTTGGTACATAGATCCACCAGATCCAGACCTAGATCCCGATCCAGCTACTCTACGCTCATAGTCTGCCGCTGCCTCGTCCGCGCTAGGCTCAACAGGCACCTTACGCATTAGCCCACTCCAACCTTTTTCGCGAGGATCATAATATGAATCTGTAAAAGGATGTCTTGCTAAAAGTTGTCCTTCTGAACCTCTATGCTCTCCCTTAAACTGTTGACCTGGGATAAGTCCCTCCAAAAGACTTGCAAGCCCATATATACCTGCCTGTTTTATCTCATAAACATCCATACCTCTACGTCCAATAAAGCGACCAATATCCCCTAAAACAGACCTTTCCCCTGCGCCATACTCCCCTTCTGGTGTACCAAGACTCCAACGACCCCCAATATCGGGGTCGTATTCATACCTATACTCTTGTTCTGGATCTTCAACCAAACCTCTATCTTGGAACCCGACTATACCGCCGCCTGCTCTAGGTGGTGGTGGTCCGGGTGGTGGTCCTCCCGGTGGGGGAGGGGGTCCGGGCGGAGGGCCTCCGGGCGGTGGTGGTGGACCACCTTGCGGCCCTGGTCCTCCGGGTGGTGCGCCGGGTGGCGGACCTCCGGGTGGAGGTGGTCCTCCAGGTGGACCTCCGGGGGGCTGTTGCTGGGCTGCATCCGGGTTACGCAAGTATGCTTCCAGCTTATCGGTAATCGTTTGACCGGGTTGTGGAAGTCCAGCCTGCTGTTCCAGAACCTTCAATAGAGCTTCGTTCTGCTGAAGCTGTTTGGCTCTATCAGCTAACAAGAACCCCGGAACCAGCGGATGACCTTTCTTCAGTGCATCCGCTATCTCCTTGCGGGTCATGTTCTCTACATATCGTTGGGAGTCAAGAATACTCATTAGTAGTTTATCCTCCCGCCTGCATATAGTCCGTCTATAAGTTTCTTATGATATGGTGCTAGGATGCCACTGCTTGATAAGTAGCCACCGTGGGCACCAATATATCCACCCCCCGCCCAAGGTGATGACGGATCTTCTACGAAATCAGACACGTTAGTTGGATCGTCACCTGGTGGTGGGACATTATCTGGTTGGACATCTCCAGCCGCAGCAGCAGCATCTGGCGTAGGCGCGACATCTCCAGCCGCCGCAGCAGCATCAGCCGCAGGATCAGCAGTTTGACCCGATTGATAATCACTGTAGGCACCGTATGCTCCAGCAAGATCTGAAGCAGTGCTTGGAGCCTGACCATATTGACCAACTACCTGCGTGTTCTGGTACGGTAACTGTCTCATAGCACCCAACTGCCATCCGATCTGCTGTTGAGGCCATTGCTGCTGTCTCTGGAAATCCTGATAAGCGATATCGTAGTCGCGTTGCTGTTCCTGCTGGGTACGAGCACCAGCCTGTTCCATCGCCTGTAGTCTCTGCAACTGCTGTTGCTGTTGCTGTTGGCCTAATTGCATCTGCTGTCCACCAAGCTGACCCATCTGAGCACCCATCTGGCCCATTTGACCAAACGCCTGACCTTGTGCGCCTATAGCACCTTGCTGCTGTCCTAGCATTCTGCCCATCGTGCCATAACCCTGTTGCCCTAATTGACCAGCCTGTTGTAGTCCGGTCATGCCAAGTTGTGCGCCTGCCTGACCAGCCTGGAACCCTTGCTGTTGTCCTTGTAATCCTAGTTGAGCACCCTGGGTTGCAGCAGCACGTTGCGCTCCAAGTCCCTGAGCACCAAGTCCTGCACCTGCTTGTGCAGCGGCTCGCTGTGCCGCGAGTCCCTGCATGCCCATGCCAATACCTTGTCCGGTAAGTGCGCCTTGTCCTGCGAGAGCCTGTTGTAACGCACCTGCACCAGCCTGTCCCATAGCAGCAGCTTGCTGTCCTGCTCTCATCTGAGCATCACTGCCATACTGACCCGCAGCAATACCCGTTTGCAATGCTCTCATCTGTGCATCTCTGCCCTGCTGACCTGCGGCCATACCTTGCTGTGCAGCCTGTAGCTGTTGTGCCATACCCTGCTGTCCAGCGCGAACACCAGCTTGCTGTCCTGCCAGCAACTGCGATACACCTTGCTGACCAGCAGCCGCAGCCTGTTGCGCTAATTGCGCTTGCTGGCCCATGGCCTGCTGTGCGGCACTACCACCAGCCGTTTGAGCTTGTAGTTGGGCGGCAAGTCCCTGTTGCTGTGCTTGTACAGCTTGTTGTGCCGCAGCCTGACGGGCCGCCTGACCTTGCTGTGCAGCCCCGAATCCCTGTGCAGCCGCCTGTTGGGCAGCACCTATTCCTGTCTGCTGTGCAGCAGCAGCCTGTTGCTCTGCACTAAGTCCGGTTTGCTGGGCCTGTTGCTGTGCCGCCCTGTCAGCCTGGAATGCCGCTTGTGCGCTCTGGAACGCCTCTTGTTGCCCTTTACCAATAATATCAGCAGCCTGCTGTGAAGCTGCCTTCGCCTGCTCTGCCGCCTGAACACCTTGGCGAGAACCACCGAAGGCACCAGCCTGTGCGGCTTGTGATCCCAACTCCTGTTGCTGTTGTCTCTGGAACTCTTGAAGCTGTTGCAACTGAGGATCAGTGACACCCTTGGTGTACTGAGACATATACTGAGATAGATCAGCACCCTTCTGTAATTGAGGTGCCTGAGCACCTATACCACGCATACGCTCTGCGGCTGTTGCACTAGCCTGTTCAGCCCTTCCTCCAGCGGCTCCTATACCTGCAAGTGCCTGCTGACCAAGTTGCTGTGACTCAAGACCAGCCTGTCGTATATCCTTTGCACCTATCTGCCCAGTTTGTCTAGCTTCCGCCCCCGTACCACCCAACTGACCCCTAATGTCTCCGCCTAACTGCCCCGCTTGACCAGCCAAACCAGTCATCTGAGCCATAGCCTGTTGGCCTATGCCCATCCCTTGTTGTCCGGTAGCACCCATCTGGCCCATAGCGGTTTGCCCAAGCTGTTGAGCTTGAGTACCCATCTGGCCCATCTGAGCCTGACCTGCTGCACCAGCCTGTTGTGCCTGCCGTCCTAATGCTGCCGCCTGAGCTTCACGGGCTTGCGCTTGACCTGCTGCGCCAGCACCTAGAGCCTGCTGACCAGCACCAAATTGCTGTTGTGCCGCTAAAGCCTGCTGACCAGCCGCACCCATCTGCTGACCCAATCCCTGCATCTGCGTCTGGGCTATTCTACCTCTAGCTTCTTGTTGGGCACCCAACTGCTGTTGTTCTTGCTGTGCCCGTAATCCCTGAGCCGCTTGTCCAGCACCCAAAGCCTGCTGTTGGGCCTGAGCAGCCGCTCCGGTCTGTCTCATTCCGGCAGCGGCCAAATCTCCACGCATTTGAGCCTGACCAGCAGCACCACGCAAAGCTCCAGCATCTTGCTGTGCTTGTCCTAATGCTCCTTGAGCAGCTTGTCCAAACTGTCCAGCCATCTGAGCATACTGCGGCTGTAGCCCGGCCATGCCCTGATAGGCACCGCCAAGCATTTGACCAGCTTGTCCCATGGTGCCTGCTGCTTGCTGTGTTCCAGCCGGACCAGCACCACGCCCGTAGGCTCCATAAGCAGCCCGTGCTAGTGCTTGATCACCAGTTGTAGCAGCTAAACGCTGTCCACCGTATGGGGTGTAAGGTTGTGCGCCTACTTGCTGGATTCTACTGGTCAGATCAGCATAAGGCTGTGCCACTTCAGGTGACACATAAGATTGCACCATTTGCTGCTGATAAGGGTTGCCACCAGCTTGGAACCCTATAACACCACCACCAGCCCGTCCCCTGATACGATCCAATAACAAAGGAATTATACCTCTACGTTTCTCCCGATCAGGGTCCAATAATGATCCTTCTCCCAAACCTTGTCCGGGTCCGGGGAGTCTGAACTCTAACATTTCTCGACGGCTAGGAAGGTCATCAAAGTCTATTTTCTCTGCACGGGGTCCGGGGAGTCTAGGAAGATCCTCCATATAATCCCCAATTCTTTCCCTGATTCCTTCTGGTATACGATCCCTAAGTGCTCCGGGTATATCTCGTATAGATTGTATACGGTCTCGTAACCCACCAAGCTTATCCTGAAACGCTCCTATAACACCACCATCTTGTAACCCAATAATACCGCCAGAGGCGTTGCCTCTGAGAAGGTTAGACCTCTCTAACTCTTTCAACATCCCCGGAGTAACTTGCGGAGGTATCCTTGGTGTCACACCACCTAATCGTCCCTGTAATCTACGAAAATTCTCTTCAACAGAACTTGGATCTATCTTACCTTGCCACTCTGGTCTTCGTATTGCACCACCACCTAATTCTCCTTGTAATCTACGAAAATTCTCTTCAACAGAACTTGGATCTATTTCCCCCTGCCACTCTGGTCTTGGTACTGCACCACCACCACCACCCCATTCTGGTCTTGGTATTATACTACCACCATACTCTGGTCTTCGTATTGCACCACCACCTAATTCTCCTTGTAATCTACTAAACTGTTCTTCTATACCTGGCAACATATCCTCAGTAATCTGAGGATGGTCTTCCATAGGGATGTCTTGACGTAGTCTAGGGCGATAGAACAACTCCCTTAACTGCTCTCTTGAGAGTTGATCAGCAAGCGAACGCTTCTTCGGCTTTTTCGGTAGCATACCACCACCCTGTAACCCGACAATACCGCCATAGGCCATATCAGGAATCACTTCCTCAGCCCTGTCTGTTTTCGCCTCCATCATTCTCTTGATGAGCCGCTGAATGTCTGTAGGCACCTGAGAAGGCATCCCGCCTTCTTGATATTCTGGATAACGCTTAGGCATGTCTTTCACCGTATGTACCTGGCAATACGTCTCTTAAATCAATAGGCCCCGGCTGTGTTGGTGAACCAGTTCTATCAACTCTGACATCTTCTACAAACTGGTCTAACACTTCTGCACCACCTTGTGTGTTGCCACTACCCAGATGGCCTACAACATCACCGGGAATGATGTATTCACCTGCTGAAACTGCTATTGTTTGTTTTTCACCATTCATGCCCATTTCAGCATTTACATAAATGTCATCAGCCATCGCATCACCACCACCGCCATTGATCAAGCCACCTCTGTCCATTTGAGGTTGCCCCATCATCGGCCCCTGTTGCTGGACCATTGTTATGATTTCATTAACAACATCTGCGCCCAACATTTTGATGGCCTCTTGTATGATCTGCTGTGAACCGGGGCTTTCTATCTGTTGTGCAGCCTCTGCTAACTTTTGAACTATTTCTGGAGGAACTTGGTCAATTAAGCCACCTTCTGCCGCACCTTGAGGAGTTAAATAATCCTGAACTGGAGCAGCAGGAGCGTTCAGTCTGTCCAATAGACCTGCGCCACCCGCATCACCTGCCGCAGCAAAGTCAGCAGCAGTTCTTGGAAGTTCGTGTGGATTAAACCCACCAATATCTCTTTCGGCTGGAGCAGCAGCATTTGGATCAAACCATTTCTGTTCACCATAGAAGCCAGATCCCGCACCTGTTCCTGCCCTAGTTGCTAAGGGACCACCACCAGTCGGGGGTCCACCAGTCGGAGGACCGCCTCCGGGTATAATGCGATCAGGTGGTGGTGGTATATAAGGCTGTGGTTGCGGAGGCCTAGCTGTACTACCCGGAACAGGTGCAGTTGAAGGTCGATGACGCTCGTCCTCACTACCAACTAACGTGCCCTCATCTCCACCATCTTCAGGTTCACCGCCCGGATCTCCGGGCAATTCTCCCCCAAACTGCTGATTTGGATCTGGAGGAGGTGCAGAGGCATCTGAATCAGGTCCAACACCAGCTTGTGTACCACCCTCATAGCCACCTTCGGTATTAGGTGTACCAGTTCTAGCGGCCCACCGAATAATATCAGCATCACTAAACTCAGAATCAGGATTTTGTCTCTTATACTCAGCCTTTAGCCAATCCGTAGGTTTGACACCACCACTGGTATCGGCTAATCCCGCTCCTTGCGGTAATGGTGCAGGTTCCTGTGGTACGCCACCCGGCGGTACATATCCCGTTCCAGTCAAAGGATTGTATCCCGTTGGAGCAGCAGGCCCACCAATATCTCCGCGACCTTCAGGACCACCTTGTCCACCCGGCGGTACATATCCTTGTCCTGTTAAGGGATTATAGCCGGATGGTACGCCGGGAACCCCTGGCTCAACATCTTCTGGGAAATCAGGTAATTGTTGTTCTTCTCGTCCTCTAGCTTTCTTAGACTTCTTACGTTTAGCCCTGCCTGCCGTGTCTGGTAGTACATCCTCAATACCTTCAAGGTCAATTTCTACATCTCCGCCTAAGTCTCCACCCGTACCTCCCGGTCTTACATATCCTCCGGGTGGCCGACGCGCACTTCCTATATCAGTTGGAGGAGGTGGTGTCATCCGTGGATCAAGCTGTAGATCTCCCCACTCAGGCACCATGGATGGATCAACTTGAGCTTGAGGTACACCAACTTGTGCAGGAGGTGGATCAAAGGCAGGTGCTGGACCTCTTTCAGATGGTGCAACCGCACCCGGACCACCAGTTCCAAACCATTTGCCACCCGGAGCAAAGTTAACCTCCTCAATTTTCTTTTGATCTTTCTTAGTAAGCGGCTTTCCTCCTTTTATCTTTTTCTGTATACGCTTAGGCAGAGGTGGAGGTGCTACCGAAGGTGGCGGAACATTAGGCAACGCAGTAGGTGGTGGACGCCAAACCGCACCATTTTCCTCTATAGGAGGAGGTGGAGGTGGAGGTGGAGGTGGAGCCATCTGTGGAGGCGGCATAGGTGGAGCAGCCGGAGGCGGTGGTGTATTTGGAATTACATCTTGTATCTGTTGTGCAACAGGCGCGGGTGGAGGTGATGGCATAGGCATATCATCAGTTATAGCCCCCGGTATTCTAGGAGGAGGAGATGCTGGTTGTGGCCCCCCCAATGCTGGTAGAGCTATTGGCTGACCTCCACCACCCGGAGGTGGTGGCGGTGGTGCTATTGGCGTTCCAGAAGCAGGAATCGCCTGCGGACCTATCGGCTGAACCCCACCGGGAGGACCACCACTTCCCCCACCCGTTGGCGGAGGTGGTGCGAACCCTGGCCCTGCCTGTGGAGGCCCTATCTGTGGAGGTGGAGGCGGAGGTGGTGGACCCCATGGTGCCATAGGGGACGGACGCGACATACCGCTACGCCCTCTTCTTGGTCCGCTACGGCCAAATTGTTTTCCCGGCATCGGCATTAGTGCCCCCTCTCCGGGGAATCCACCCATCTGAAAGCCTGGGATTACACCACCTGCTGCTTCATATACAACTGGTTGCTGAGAACCATAAGTCATTTGGCCTGCATATCCGGCAGCAGGATCAGCGATAAATCCAGCAGGATCAGCACCTGCGGGAGCCTGTCCAGGCATTGTACGACCCGCAGTACCCATCGGGTTAACTAAACTCCCGCTCCCAGGATCTTGTCTTGCATCAGCACGTTGACCAGCAGCCTCACCTACACCTAATGCCAGAGCCTCACCAAACGGAATGTCGGCAAGTGCTCCCATTGCTTCTCTCCCAACATCCTTATCAGTCAACATCTTCCCAATCCCTCCCCACAACCCTTCACCCTTTAATCCTTCAATACCTCTCATCCTATCTACAGCTTCTCCCATCCCGTGTGCTCTGGTAGCACCCCTCAACATACTTCCTGGGTCAAAACCCTTTCCTTCAGCTAGATCACTTGCGCCTGTAAGAGCAGCACCTATTCCTGCCTTAGCTAATCCAGACAACCCGCTAACGCCTGGAATGAAACTAAGTGCCATGGGTGCTGCCTTCAGTGCAAACTTACCTAGTCCCTTCAGGAATCCACCTATTCCATAACCGGGGACTCCACCAGATGCATACATCGGCACATAGCCACCACCTGCTAGGCCAATAATTCCACCATAAGCATTCCCAATTTCCCTATGATGTGGATCTTCCACACCAAAACTTCCCGGTCTTTCTCTTACATCACGCTTATAACGAGCAGCTATCCCCGCCGCTTCCTCTTGAGCCATGCTTGTTGCTACTCTGAGTTCAGTAGATTCTTTAATAATTCTTCTTTCGGAGCCATCTGGCAGTGTAACCGTAATAGTTACGCGAGAAAGACCGTCAGGAGACTCTTCTATATCGTCCACACTTATAGAATAATCTCCCTGTTCTTGACTTACTGGTTCAGAGAACTTGCCACCAGTATCTTGCCATGGAAATCCTGATAGGTAATGATCCTCGTTAGTTAATGTAGATAAGGGAAGCTCGTCTCGCAGATCAGAAATATCTTCTTTTATATCCTCCGCTGAGGGACGGAACCCATCACCTAATAAGGAAAAGGGCACTTCTTCAGGTTTTCCTAAAGTCCCATCTTGTGCCGCTGCAATAGCAGCCCCAAGTGATAGTTTTGATGTGTCAATTCCAAGAGAAGACGGCAAGTCAGGATACACCGGACCTTCGGGCTCTGGCTTACGCCCTTCCGAAAGAAGCATGGGGGCTCGCCAAGGCTGTCGCTCTGCCTTCATCCGCTTATAATCTGCTACTGTCGGCCTGTCATCACTGGGAAGCTCATGCACATACTCTAATGATTCATCCAAGGACACCTCTGCCTGATCTGCTAAGGCTGCTGCCGCTTGACGTTCCTGAGACTCCTTTATCATGCGCTTAATGTCGCGCTCACTCATTTGAGTGGCCTGTCGCCCACCTTCTGCTCCAGCCTGATATTCGTCTTCTACCCACCTGCCACCCATATCGCCGGGATGCTGAGATCTAACAAATCGTCTAGGCATAATTAACTCGTCTCTACGCCGAAGACGCTGAATGCTATTTCGTCTGCTGCTGAAGACCTAACGGTTATCACATCATTCTCGCTTAGAGTTATGCCAATAATTGTAAAAACGGAATCATTAGCGGCTAGGACTTTCCCGTAGTAGATGTAATGCTCATTTGCTACGGTTGCACCAGACGGACGCACCGCAATTCTAAAATTCGGCGTGTTCCCGGTGATATTGCAGGCAACAATCGAACTCACTGTAGTAACGGTATCATCCGGCACCGTATACAGGTCTGCGTTATTAGTATCCGCAGGAGCCGCTTGTCCCAGTACTTTTAAGGTATCAGCCATTACTAGCACCAAGCAATAAGAATTGATATTTGCGAAGTGACAGTGAACTGTCGCTATCAGCTTGTATCTTCACAGAATGGATGTCACTACTGACATCTTCAAAGTTCTGTTCGATAGTTCTACGAGACATACTCTCGTCGTATTCCTGATATTCCTGTGGTGCGCGATTGAGCGCACGATAGACCTTGATACTCATCGTCTGCCATCCGTTCTGCCGTCTAACCGTACATAGCCGACACGCCAGCCGTAACCAAGTCCTGTACTCTGCACCTTCATCGACATCTGCCTCGCCCTGGCACGAATAAACGCTTCACCCGTACTGGGGGTGATTGCCGCTGAAGCCACTGAGGACTGTGCCTCGCCGGGATAGTTGTGCCCGTTGATACTGACCGTAACCTCATCTGTAGACTCAGCATCCCTGAAATGAATATCTGGAATCATCCTATGCAGGAACCAGAATTGATCCCCTTCGCCCATGTCCATGTCGCCTGTTTCGATATACGCCGTCATGGCAGAACCATCGTCATCGTGACCATTTTCATGGCTATACAGCAGATTAGAACGAATCTGCCTAATGTTACTGCCCCCTCCTGTGGCCGCAGTAGCAGTGTCCGCTATAGTGATGACATAATTATCAGTATCTGTGACAGATACTACGGTGTGTTGGTTATTCAATATCACAGCCGATAGGCCACCAACCGCCACCATACCATCGAAAATAACTGTATCATTTGCCCTCAACCCATGACTTGGAAAATAGATTGAGACATTACTTGTAGAATTGGTATTAGTAGTAATCGGATTTGCACTTAACGTGTCCTCTCGTATCGAAGACGCAAGCGGGTAGGTTTTTGTACCAGCATGACTCCATGAGCCACGCACCAGCGTTCCGGTATACCATACATTTTCGGCATAGTTGAAGATGACATATTTGTCGATTTCCCCGTTACCAGACTCAGATGGGTAGAACCACATGACTTCGGAGAAGTCCGTATTTGATCCCGAAACCACCTTGTAGGCTTGGCTATCATCAAAGTCATCGAATACAGTACCTAATACAGGACAGGTCAGCCTTTGTGCTGTTCCGGTATAGGTATAGAATGCTCCGCGATCCATGAAATAGACTGTACCACCTGCGTTTACCGCTGCATTAGGCGATACCATCGACATACCCTTGGCTGTCTCCGTGAAGGAGAAATAGAAGGGGCTACCGATGTACCTCATGCTGACAATACCACAATCGGTCCATATCAAAGTCTCTTGGCGCGTCATCATAGCACCCACAATCTCCGAACAGGCCGCTAACTCCTGACCACCAGCACTGTTGGTCGATAGCGGTTGCCATACTCCTGCGGCTTCCGAACTTGACCATCTGACAAGCAGTGGGTTGATCGTGGTTCCGCCAATCTCATTGCAACCGAACGCGATAACATGACGGGCAACATCCGACATCATCACTTGGGTAGCGGCTGTGGGAGTGTAATAGGTTCCGGCCTTATAGGTCGCGACTACTGAAGAGCCGCCGCCTGTCGCATTACCACTAGCATTAGATCCACCAATATCTGCCGTAAACGTGGCTTTATTTGTAACAGAGGCTACTGTCATCTCCACATTCAGCCTCGCCGCACTTATACCGCCTATAGCTCCGCTTACTCCAGATATGGTAACCGTATCCCCGGCAGTTGCTCCGTGACCACCTTTGTCGATGATCGTGACAACGGTAGAGCCACTAGCAACCGTTACCGGATCGGTCGAAAGAGTTACAGTACGGCGCGTTACATCACTGAGTGGCGTGGCGACGGTTGATGTACCTCCACTTGCATCCCAATAGTAGATATTTCCCTGTCGAACATTGGCGAGCATATCATCACCGAAGTTCGCTATCGACCATAGACGCAACTGGTTAGCCTGTCCTACTCCGGCACCAGATCCCCAACCACTGTCTCCCCAAGGATCTGCACCCCAGCCTGATGCCGATACATAGGTGTTGAGTCCGGTATTGATCTGGAATGCGGCAGTTACACCACTACCACCACCGCTCGCACTGGACGATGCTTGAGCAGAACATACAACCCGAAACTTGGTATCAGGGTTGGCGTCACTGGGATCACCAAGTGCAGCGATTCGGTGTGTTGTATTGATGTAATCGTCTGCGTCTATACCACCTACGTCATCCGCACCAGCAATGGTTACATAATCGCCTTTAACCGCTCCGTGGGCACTTGTCGTGTCTACAGTGACAACACTCGTCTCATCGACAGTTGTAATCTTGTCCGTACCAAGGGTAATTGTGGTACGAGTAGGGGTAATATCGTAGTAAAGACCACCAAGATTTACATACAGCTTCAGATTGGTCCCGACTCCAACATACTTGTCGCCGGAGTCGGTAACCCAATCGTGAAGCTTTCTCGCGGTTCCTAGATAGGTTGCCGAAACATATCTAGTCCAACCACCGATCTTTTCCGCGAAGCCTTTACGAAAGCGTACTTTATCAGAATCGTACCAAGTACCCTCTGCGGAGTATCTAGTACCATCCGTGAATAGCCCCGGCTTCGGGGCAATCTTCATAAAGGCCATAGCTGATTACTCTGGATCTTTAACCAAGAAATAAGGCTTATCGGAATCCAGATCCCCACCGATAACATCTTGACCAGAGATACCAGCCGCTGCAAGAAAGAACTGCACCTGATTCTGCGCTTCATTACTAGCCGCAAGCAGTTGCTTTGCTAGTTCTGCCTGTTGTACAGACAGATAAACCTTATCCTTTTCACTCCAAGGCATATCACCTTGTTGCGAATGGCCGTTAGTCGCTGGCTCTGAAGACGTTTGCGACTCTTTCTTTAAGGTTTGCTGTTTCTGCTTCGACTGATGCGAGGCGTTCGCCATGAGTATCTACCTTCTCGTCTAAACGGTTAACAATGCGCTCTATCTGAGCGAGGGACTGCTTGGCCCCATTCAAACCCGCCTTCACTCCGCCATAGGCCGCGCCAGCGGCGGCAGGGACTGCGAGCAAGGATAATAATGTAGCCATTTCAAGCTCCATCGTCCTCATCCCAAGACATCAAATGTACATTAGACATTATTCTTCTTCTTCCTCTGGTTCTGGTTTTTCAGGCTCGACAATTACATGGCCGTCCTCATCAGTCCAATCGGTTTCCATTATGTGTGGATCACAGCGTTCTGCCACGACCATCCAACTTACTGTGTCATCGGAGTCAGTTTCCTCACATTCAATCGTGAGCGTATTCCCTTCAACTGAACCTCTGACCGCATCCCAACCGCTGTCATTCTGTATCCAACACTGTGGATCACGGCACAGAAGCTCCCATGTGCCCTCAGTCATGCCAGCCGCATCGTCCAGATCCACTTGAGCGTAACCACCAGAGAGATCGACGGTGCCTCTGTAGATCAGGTCAGCTTTCGGTCCCTCAATGAAGCTATGAACTAAGTGGTGTGTGTCCTTCTTCTCTG